CTCATGCCTGCATGAAAAGCTTGATAAGCTGGATTTGCGGGAGAACTTATATCTCCTGCATAATTTCTAATATCCTGTAGTCCTAGAGTAGGATTATTATCTGCATCAAACCTATTCAACAAAAAACCTATTGCACTTTCTTGCTGAGTTCTTATTTGTCGGATATTGGTTCCTTTTGTAAAGTTACGACCTTCACCTATAAAGGTTGTAAATGGAAGAGTTCTGTTTGCTGCAGTTGATCCCATAAACGCAGGGTCAACTTGATTAAATGCATTTTCAATAGCAGGTGCAGATCTTGCTGTCACTATATCATTAATTTTTCCTGTTCTGACGGAATCTCTTATTGATTCCCAACCACTTTTTGTTGCGTCTGGATCGTAACCGGGGAGTTGATCTTTAAAACTAGCCAATTCTTCATTGATTGTTTTTAAAGCCTGGTGAGCTGCTGCAACTTGTGGTTTTAGATCAATTTGTTCAGCAACAGATCCAAACTTCTTAACTGCTTCCTGTTCTCCTAGATCTGCTGCTATTCTTCTATATGCAATTGTTTTTCCTTTTGCAATCATCTTATTTACTTGCTTAAGTCTATTAAGATTTTCTTCCTTATAAGCAGCTTGCTCTTCTGCGTCACTGCCTATGACTTTCATTAAACTTTTATTAGCTTTTCTTTCTGCTAATGGAATGCCTGAACTATTCAGAGTAGCACCTAATCTTCCTTCTCCTCTTTCAAAGAGACCTGTGCCGTGATCAGAGTAATATTTCTGAGAGGCACTATCTGGATCTGGATCACCTTCAACATTGAAAAACATACCAAATGCTGATTGCTGAGATTTGTCTATTCCAAGTATTTCTTGGATCATATTTGTAGAAGCATCCCCTGCGCGGGCAGGATTTTCTTTGTATTTTTTTGCAATTCTTTCTAAGACAGAATAATCACGCTTTGTCGGAGCAGTAAATGTTGATGTTAATGCTGTATCAAGTTTTACTCTTGATGCCCTCATCCATGAGGGTTTGTTTTTGTCTTTTGCTCTTGATCTTTCAAGATTATCACGAAAGTATTTTTCAGCCTCAGCTAAAGGCCCAAATCCTCTTCTTCTAAATTCAGTATCAAGTTCTTTTACTTTCTTTTGCTGCTTTTTTAGTCTTTTAGAAACACCGTCTCTGTATATACGTTTTCCATCTTCACCTTCTTCTACAGTTCCTCCAAAGTAATTTTGCATTCTTGACAGAAGCATTTTGTCTTTATCATCTAGGTTAGATTGATTAGATAACCAACCTATAGCATCTTTATTTTTATGCCAAAATTTTGCCTCTTCATGAATATTAAAAAGAGCTTGAACTTCACCTATAGCCTTAGCTTGGAAATCCATACTTTTGAGCCGGGGAAGTTTTTGTTTTCTAGTCTTTAGAAGCTGATCTCTTTCAGCTATCAAATCAAACAATGAAATAGATCCAGTTTCTGTTCCTTTACCAAAGCTTGGTCTATTTGGAAAAACAGCATCAAGCAATTCAGATTCTGGAACTGTATATTTTTTTCTCCGGGTAAGATCGTTCTCGTCAAGATCTGCTATACTTTTTTTAATCTTATTAAGTCTTTTTGTTATGGCAGTTTTTGTTATAGAAGGACCTTTAGGTCCAACTGGAAAAATTTCAGACAGCCCTTCAGGCAGTCTCTCTAGCAATTCCCTTTCTTGACCAAGCGAAGCCCTATCATCAAGAGTTACCTTATGGCCTTCATAAGCTTTCTCAAGGGCTCCGCCTCTTAAGTTACCCATAAATCTCTTCTCTTCACCTCTAGTAAACTTTTTACGCTTGCCTAGCATTTCTTTTTGAGCTGCGGCAATTTTTTTCTTATTCGTTAGATCGTCTAGAGCCTTTTTTGCTGCGTCTATTTCTGGAGCACGTCTTTGGACTTCTTGATCATAAAGAGCAACTTTATTAGCTTTTGCCGATTCTTTAGCTTTTGTATAGAATTGGTTTTTCTGTTCCAAAGAAAAATCTTTTACTAATTGTTTTTCAGCATCAGATAGCCGTTCATCAAACAAAGAACTTTCTGTACTTGTTGTTGCGCCAAAGGTTTTAGTACCTTCACCAAATCCACTTACTCTACCAATGCTAAAAGTATAATCATCCATTCCAGGAATAACGTCCAGAACAGCAAGTCTTCCTTGGCCAGGAACATTAACAGTAACGTCTGTTATGTCATCTCCTTCTACTGACTTACCTAGCCAATCTCCTTCATTCAATAAAATAGGATTGGCTTCCAGTTCCCTTCTAATGGCGGCTTGTCTAGCGGCTGCGTCCCCAGTGCCAGCAGCCTCAGCTGCATCAATAATTCCTTTAAACTTGGCATTGAAAGAAAATGCCTGCCTTGAAGCTGGATCACCTTTTGTGCTTTTATCAACAGTAAAGTGTCGGCCAGGATGAACTACTTGCTCTCCTTCACTTGCTCCTACTCTAATTCTAGTACCTTCAGGGACGGCCTGTGGATTTTCTCTCATGCTTCTTTTAGTTGTTAACCAACTACCATGAACAAATCCAATCATGCCTGACTTCTCCATGTCAGCAAATGCGCCTGATCCTCTGAATGCATAGAGATCACCAAGTGTTGCACGTAAATGACCAAGAGCTCTTTGAGAGCCTCTATTTTCTACGTTATAAGCATTGATAATATGTCTGCCAGGACGACGACCTATGTCGTTTACAGAATAGAATTCACCTGTGCTGGGATCTACTTCCCCAAGGGCTGCTCTGATATAGTCAGGAGTATTTGTACTTACAATCTGACCAGCGGCATCTCTCTCGACGCCTCTCCAGTTAAAGATATCTTTTCTTGTTTGGTTTGGACTTGTAAGTGGTTCAATTACATAATTATGACTAGCTGCTTGTCTTGATATTTCATCAAAGTCACTTAGTCTACTAGCATCTGATGCATCAATATCTGCGTCAGGATCCATAGGATTCATAGAGCGAACAACTTTCATTTGTGCCGCTTTTAATGACAAAGCTCTACTCGGAGTTCTTGCAGGATCCACATATTGAAGTATTTTATACTGATCATCTACGTCTACATCTTTTCCGCCAAATAAAGAACTACCAATTCTTTGACCTTGCTTCATACTTTTATCAATGAGACTCATAATCTGCCCGCCAGAGCGAACACTCCTTCCAGCTTTATCTTTGCTTTCCTTGCCAAACAAGTACTCAAGTCCACTCATTACTTCACTGGACTTATCCTTGTTAATACGCATAACTTTGCCAGTTGGGCTATACATAACAGAACCAGCTGCATCTCTATGGTAGACTTGGCCTCCTGTGCTTTCATCTACATAATGAGCTAAATCTTGGACTGGAATCATAATGCTTTCAGCAGTATCACCATCTCCTATTCTATATTGTGCATATCTAAATTTCTTATAATCACTTGCTCCAATCTTTTGGTTAATTTCTACAATGTTAGATCTATCAAATGTAGCACCAACTCCTCTTTGGCGAATCTGTGATTCAAAATCTTTAACTCTTTCAAGTTCTTGAGTAGTTAAATCTGAATTAGAAAGAAAACTTACATTAGATAATGAATTGTTAGCTGTACTAAACTTAAGTAATCCTCGTGAGCCAGTTTCAAGCATAGCTCGATTACCATGTAATCTTTTTGCAAAAGTATCAGACATACCTTCAACGCCACCATAAAGCATATTAAAACTATTAAGAATTGGTTTTAATCCTCTTTGGGCTGCTTTGGAATTCATTGGTCCAAAACTTTCAGATTGTACTCGCTTTAGAAGTGAGTCGTAACTTCTTTGTTTTTGAGTTCCCGTGAACATGCCAGAGAAACGTTTATTTGTCATAATGTCAAGTATAGTTTGACGAGTAGCCTCAGCCTGTTGTCCAATAAAGGTTTGACCATCTGCTGCAAACGTAAAATTCTTCATAGGAGTAGGACCACCCAGAATAGGAATACCTCCGGGTACTCCAGTAGCTCCCATTGGAGTACTACTAGTAAATCTACTTGCTAAACTTAGACCTCCTCCTCTAACCCTGTCACCTTTGAACCTTTTTTGATGTTGATCAAATAGGTAAGCTAATTGTTCACTGCTTAAAGCGTGATTGACAGTATAGGCAAGGGAATCGTTGCTATTTGCTCTTCTGCTATTATTTCTATTTTGCTGACTTAGTACATCAAAAAATGTACCACCTTGAAACTCAGAAAGTGTCTCACCGGCAAGAGGAGACGCATTAGTTCCAGTAATCATAGTTCGAAGAGCATCTAATGTTAGATCTTTGCCTTTTGCTTTACCAAAGGCAAGTGCTCCTAATCCTATACTTAATAGATTAAAAATCTTATCGCTAATCATATTTAAACTTACATAAACGGATTAAGAGTATTGTACTCATTAAATGTTAAGCTAACAAAATCTTGGTTTCTATTAGGTCCTTGGATATTATAACTATTCACTCCATATGAGCTATACATCTTTGCTGCGTTAGCCATTCCATTCAGGCCATTTCTGGCACTTAAGTTATTCAAATCTTGCATTGCTTTTTCATCTATGTACGGCTTTCTTGGCATGTAAGAAGCACGACTTGGATAAATACCAAAGTCATGGTAGTTCATACCTTCGCTCTCAATGTACTTCAACTTAACATCTTCTAAGTCAACTGCAGGATTAAAACCAATCCAGTCAACAGCAGGCATAGATCTATGATTAAAAAATTGAGATACTTCTTGTAGCTTTGCACTATCTACCAACTGAGGATCAGATACATCAAAGCCTTCTTTTTGTTTTTTCACAATAAGATCTGCCGCATAGTCCATACCATAAGTCGACATAGGTGCAGCTCCAGCTGCGCGGTTTATTGCCTCTAGGTCTTGGTTCATATAGAAACCTTCCATGAGTCTTGCCTTGTAATCTGGCAATGCATCAATAATCTCTGCCTGTCTTCCAGGGTTCATTTCTCTGGCAAACCCTGCCGCAAACATAGATTCTCTACCTCCTAGAACATTCCCTAGTCTTTCTTCCGAAACATAACCTGTTCCTCCTACGTATGTGTCCTGGGCAATATTCTGATATTGATTAGCTAATTGTGTATTTCCTTGAATTTCTGCGGCCTGTGAAAGTCCTGAATACTTTACATATTTTAACTTATCAAAATATTCCTCTGTTTGTCTTTTTTCTCTGATACCAGGAGATTCAAAGTCAAACCCTAACCAATTATGCATTGCAGATTTAATAGCAGGAGCTATCCAACCAGCAACAGGACTATCCCATCCTTTCATTTCTGTACCATAAAGTTCTCTTGATTCGTATTCTTCAAGAGCATCTCTGAAGGGTAATAGTTTATTGACAGGCGACATACCAAACATACCAATGTGTTCTATTGGCTGAGCCACTCTATTTGCAATATGAGTTGTGGCTTCCCATGCTCTACCAAACATTTTGCCAATTGGATTACTCATTGCGTAATCGGCAATAGGCGAATCATCTTTTGCAAATTTACCTTCTTCCCTTATATCTTTGTTAACATTGAAGCCATTGTTACTAACGGCACCCCTGATTACGCCAGTACTGTCAACCGCTTGTCCAATGCTGGCTGGCACATCAACTGTAACACCTTGGCCAACTTGGATTTTACTAGAGAAAGCTTTTTCATTCCTAGTCTTTAACTTTGCTGCCTGTTTAATTGATAAGTTAAAATCGCTAATTAAAGCATCTGAGTCATTAGATATTCCAGCTATGCCAAACCTGCCACCATATCCTGCAACAGTAAAGCTCATACTAGAAGCATCTACTGATGTAATATTTCCACTAATGGTGTCATAAGTACTTGGTTTAAACTGGTAAGAGTCTATTCCCTTGTCAGTGGCTTTGTTCTCTACCATTTGCTTATGTCTATAAAAGAACTTTTGTTCTTCTGTAGTCATTTCTCCTGAAGCTTTCATAAGTTCAGCTTGACGGCGATAACCCTTGTATTGCGGGGACTGAGGGGCAACATCTCCTAAAATATTCATTTTATGCAGTAAAGGATAATCTTCTGGGTTGACACCCTTTAGTTCAGTATGTAAAGCTACATATCCTTTTCCTGGCATTCTATATTCGCCTTCTCCGTATCTAGTACTGGTATACTGGTTACCAAACTTAAAACTATCTGGCATCCAGCTAGGCATAGAATTTCGAATTGGATTATATTGCTTTAGATCGTCCTTATGCAAGAAACGACGTATAGGTTCTGATACGAAAGGAATTCCTAAGAATGAACCACCACCTTGCAAGTCATAGAATCTGCTAGCCATATCCATGTTACGAGAAAAGGATTCTAACTCTTGTCTTTGATCAGCAATTCCCGGTGTACCTGTTAAGTAGTTTTTTGCAGTCTTTGCATAGAAACCAACAAGTCCACCAAGAGAGGTTGTTTGTTCCCAGAAATCTCCTAATACTCTACCAGGAGAGTACGGAGAATAAGGAGCAGGCATTCCTAATCCGCCAATACTTAAGTCTGGAATTTCATCAAGCCCAGTAGAGCGTTCCACTAACTTAACGTTACCTTCTGAGTCTGCACGAGCCCACTCTCCTACGTGCATTAGTCTTGGCTTCTTTATAAGGTCAGCAATAGGTTGTATAAGTGGATAGATAAAAGGAACTTGATCAAACGCAGCTCCAGTTATAGGAGCTGGTCTAGTCCAGTAATTTTCCTTTTCAAGTTTATAAGTAAAGTTCTTCAGTGCCATTTCCATTAATGGACCATGGCCACCTGAGGCACCGGCCTGTGCAGCTCCAGAACTTAACCGCGCAGTTAGAGTAGGACGGTAATAGAGTATATCTGTTCCTTCATATCCTGTCTGACCCATTTCCCATTTCTGACCACGCCTAACAGCCTCAAGTCGTTTGCCTTGGTTTAGCTCTCTAAGCTCGGAGGGACGCTCAAGGGTACCGATACTGCCCGTGCCGACAAACCATGCTGCAGCTGCCACGGTAGAGGCATATAGAATACTTCTAGCTCTGGGTGCAACACGTATAGCCTCTCTCAGTCTCCCAAGAGCACTTTTTTCACTTGCAAAGATTTTACTTTTTGCTTCCGCATATGTATGGTCAGTTATATGTTCTGCTATTTGATCAAAGTTAGAGATGTCTGCAACCTTTCCTATTGGATTATTTAATAGTCCATACTCTCCTTCTCTCTCAAGAGAGGAAATATAAGAATTCATATTTTGCTCTACAACCTCACTTTGCTTAGCAGATAGTCCACCAGTATCTCCTCTGATTTTTCTTATAGTAGACTCTAGCGTTCTTCTCGATCTTATTTTTTCTTTATCAGAAAGATTTGCATAAGCATCTTGGTGTGCCTTATTAGCTCTAAGAACCCTGCCAGCTTGTTCTCTTACTTCATTGCCCATTTCGGCAAGAGTAATACCTTCTTTGCCTCTAAACTTAGCTCTTAGGAATTTTGCTCTTTCTTGTTGTTCAACAATCGTATCTTTAGATAATCCACCAATCTTAAGAGTGTCAGAAATTCTAATACCTCTAGTTGCTGCAACATAACTTGCACCAGCTAAAAATCCAATACCCATAGCAGGTATAACTCCAGTAGATCCAGGCATCATCTCTTCAACGCTACGTCGCCACGCATTAATAGGAACAATTTCTCCTATGTAACTTCTAATCTCACTGCCTCTTGCTACAAGATTAGCAACTCCTGGAATTGGCCCAGCAGCAAATGGACCTACTCCGGCCATTCCCATAACACCTAAAGCTGCGCCCATCCCCGCGCCCACAAGCGTACGCCTTTGTGAATTACTTGTGACTTGCATTGCCATCTTTTTAAAGACAGGAGCAAATCCTAAATCATCAGATAAGATCTCTGGAATTTTCTTTCCAAGATAAGCACCAGCAACAGTTAATCCAACTGTCTGAACTGCTCCTGAGGCAGTAGAAGTAACAGGATCTCCATTCATCATATTCCAGCCAAGCTGATTAACAGTTGCTAAAGTAAAAGCAACCTTAGCTGCCATGCCAGCATACCTAACAAGCATTGCTGCGCCATGGCCATGTTCTATTCTTGGAGCAAGATTATTCTTAGATAAGAAGTTGTAAATCTTCTGCTTAGGCGCAGGCGATATATATTCAAAAAAATCACCTACTTGGTTATACAATTCCGAGAACAATCTTGAGGTTCTTTGGAGTGCCATAGTTCCGTAAGCTTCAGTTAATAATGCTGTAGTTGCATATCTTTTTAAATTAGTGCTTTTAAAAAGTCCAAGATCAGCAAGCGAGTTTCCTCTCCCATTCGCACCAGGCAAAAACCGTACTTTAGTTAAATTCTGCATTCGACCTATTAGTCGATTCAACTCTGGGTCTATGCTATCTTTGGCTAACAGAACAAACCCTTCCTTTCCACCAATGCCTTCGGCAAAAGTTGCCCCTGTCTTTCTATTTTTTAAACCAAGGGAAGGTTCAACTATTCCAAGTAAAGCTTCGGTAAACAAACCTTTGTCAACTAGTCTTGCTGCTTTCTTGTTTAGTTTTTTCTGAGGACCAGCTGCCGCTACTACTTCGCCGTACATATTCAATCTACCAGCAAATACGTCTCCATCCTCAAAGACTAGATAGTCTAATAACTCTAGCTTCTTTCGATTCATCTTTAATTGTTTTGCATATAAATCTAATGTTCTGGATCTATTAGTAGCCCCAAGAGCATTCATACTTACGTTCAAAACTGTTCTACCTTTTCTTTTTGTAGTGTAGGATAAAACATCACTCATATATGTAGCTTTGGCAAAAAGCTTAACAACATTATCAAATATAGGTAAATTTAATCCACTTTGCTCTACCTTCTTAATGCCAGCATACCAAAAACTTTGAGGATCATCTGATGAAGTAATATTCATCAATTCTTGACTAGCTCTAAAAGTAACAGCTCTTAGAGTCTTCATAGCCTCTTTGCCAGTCTTCAGGTTAAAGACATCGCTTACTTTATTGACGTGACTAAAACTTCCCCCTAATTGCCAAGACTGGAACTTTGTGCTTTTTGAAAGCTCACCGGCCCCACGTATTGCACTTGGTCCCATAAAAAAAACAAGACCACCAGCTGCACTCTTCATTGCAAGATTTAGAGCTTGGTCAGCTATAGTTATTTCTTCGCCTGCAGCTCCAGAGCTTTCTGCCCATGTTTGCTTATCTTCAGAATACTGTGATCTTTCCACAGATTGGGTAAGATCATGGTATTGAGCAAGTTGTTCTGCAATTACATTAGGTAGAGCCATATTAACTTACTATAAAAGAGTATATTCTTATTTTCTCCTAAACCTTGCTATTCTGGTTTAGTTTTAAACCTCTTTTTGAAATTTGGCTTTTGTTTTGGCATTTTAGCAGCTTCGTCTCGCTCTCTTTCCTGCTTCTGTACAATGAGTTCATACCCTGCTGGCATTAGTCCCATTTCCATTTGCATTGCCAATGCTTCTGCATCTGTCATGGTTGCGCCAGTAAAGTCAGAACTTTCAAATCCTCCAAGTCGGTTTTCTCTATTAATTTTAATTCCTGGGACATTAACAGCAACGCCATTTGAAATAGCCACAGCATCCTTTGGTGGAATGTATTCAGTTCTACCTATTTTTTCTTGGACTTTTTTCTTGATCTCTTCTTCTTGTTTTGGTTTGTCTTGTTGCTCCCTTCTAACATCCTCTTCTTTCCTAAGCTTTGCTTCTTGTTTTTCTTGCTGTTCTCTTACTTTTAAGAGTTCCTTCAAGAAGCTACCCTCTTCAGAGTCTGGTGCAACATTAGTCTTCACAGGAGGTTTAGGCGCTGAATCCTCTTCTGGTATTTGGTCTTCGGGATTGTAAATTTCTAGTGGCTGCTTGAGCATACCATTCTCTAGCAAGTATCTTTCAGCGCTAGCAAACAGACTTGATATCTTGTCAAAAGATAGTTTATCTAGCATCTCAAAAGTATAGGCTTTGAACACCAGACAAATAACAGTATACATCTGATATTCAACATTTGTTCTTGCAATGCTTCTATACATATTTAATCTATATGTAAACGCAGGAATATTAATCCTGCCATCTTTATCAGGTATGATTCCGGAATCACTAACATACATAATAAGATCTGCAATAGTATCTACTACACCTGCAGGCAATAGATCTATTTCCATATCTGTCCAACCTGGATCTCTAACTGTATAATCCCTAAAGATTTTCATCTTTAGATCCCATGGAGCAATACTTTGAGCTCGTTCTGCAAAACGAATTCTCTTATATTCTCCCCATGGAATACGAGTATAGAATACAGTCAACTTACTAGATAAGTTGTAAGGAATATCTATAACATATAAGGGAATATCTTTATGTTCAAAGATATCAATTTCCATTTTTTATCTTATTATGTTTAGAGCTCTTTGCTTAGCGAGAATGCAAGTTCAACTGGAATGAATGCACTAAGTCGGCTAATCATGTTAACAAGCAGATCCGGAAGACCAGCTGGAAGATCCGAAATGGCTTCTTCTGAAAGCATTGGGAATACACATCCTGCTTCTAGGATTTCCTTATTGAGCTTTTCGGGATCTTGTCCTGCAATCTCACGAATCATTTTCATTTCACGGACTCTGAGTGGTCTAACAACAAACCACTTGCCATCCTCATGTGGATAGACAATTACAGTACCATGGCGTTCCTTCATCTTAACTAGGTACGACTTTGAGCATCCAAGCTTTTCAAGTGAACTATAAAGCAGTTCCTTTTCGTCCATTGGCTCTGACTCAGGACCATCATCTGGGAGATCGGTTTCTGAAACAACAGAAGCAACGGCTTCAGCTTCCTTTTTCTCTTTTTCCTTTCTAGCTTTGTCAAGCTTTGCAGCTAATTTAATATCGGCTTCATCTTCTAAGTTATTATCTAAGTCTACCATAAAAACTCCTATTATTATTTTTTACTTTCTTCTGCGACTTCAGGTTTAATTAATGTATATTTGTCTCTAGCTATAAACTTATAGACCTCCATCACAGGTTGATCATCCGCCATTACCTGTTGGCTTTCGCCTATAAAATGAACACTTTTCAATACAGTTGAAAAGGAGTTACTATAGTCTAGGATACCAGTTTGTTCGTTATTAAATTTAGGATCACCATATGTAATCACAATGTCTATACCTGGCCATACTGCTGCGCTTGAGTTATTGGAAAATTGGTCTGGTCTTTTATAAAGAGAATCTTGTGATCCAAGATCACCAAATAATTGAATATTTCTTGGATCAGTTACTGACCCTGAAGCATAACCAAATTTTCCATTGCTTTTGCTAAGGTCAATTCCATTTAATTGATTTTCTCTTGGAGAAAACGCAGAGCGATAATCTTGTAGTTTTGAAGGACTATTAAACAAGTCATTTAACAGCTCATCGTAGTTCTTATCTTGCCTTGCAGCACCGCCAATTGTAGTTCCAGTTACTATTTCTCTTATAGTATTTTCGGCATCCGCTTGAGCGTTCTCATCATTACGAATAAATGCATTTCTATCAATTACTCCATTAACTTGATCTTTTTTATAATCAGTAGATCTATTTGGAAAATTGTAGTAATCTCTCATAATTTTAGAAAGATAATTTGCATGTTGATAAGTTAAATATAACTGACCTATTACAATAACTTGTCCAGTTGAAATAGCATCAAATAGCGTACTGTTGTATCCATAAATAGGTCTTTTATTCTGAGAAAGATCATATGAAATACCAAAAGCATTACCAACTAATGTTTCTCCTATAGTAAGAGAAATATTAGATCCAGTATATATACTTGCAACTTGTCTTCCCATTCAATCTCCAGAAATTATTTCTAGTATATAAATTACTTATTCAAGTTTAACTTGTTTCTTCCTCATGTGATGGGGCCGGTGATGAATCTGGTAGAGGAGCTACATCCTCAGATGCAACACTTGCAACCTTAGGTGAATTTGCTTGGCTTCTCCAGCTACGTGTATCACTAAGCCTAACGGCATGAAAATATTCGATGTCTCTTGCAATATACTGATATTGTACTTCAGTATATATATCTTCTACTGACATTGTTTGTGAATCATGTACAATGTCAACACCATATAGAATAATCTTGCCAACATCATTATCCTCGTTTAGAAACAAAATAATAATGTCAAATGGCGGCAAGTCACTTGGCTTACTTACTTCTCCAAAGAGACTTGTATCCCAAGAAAAATCCCACTGCTTTTTTAGTTTTTCTTTGTTTATCTCTTCAGACTTCTCTGGGATTACATAGTCAACATCTCCTGAGCTATAAGTAAGGAATCCTCCCTTATCGTTTAAGGTTGTATATCCAGTTGCAAATGCATTCTCATTCAAAACATGTAGATGCATTTGGTTAAAGATCAAAGTGCCAGCAATGGTTCTTCCTCCTCTTGCTACTCCAATTGGACTTTTAAATCCCAAAGCCTTAACAGGAGTCTTAGCATTATAAGTTGAAATACTTATAGTTTGCAAAGTACCAATATTAAATACCTTTTCTTCATTCAACTGTTGGGTTCCTCTCATGTACTGTGGCAAACGAATAATAGCGTTTATATCACAACCAGAGAATCCCATTCTACCAGTTCTAGAGTAGCCTTGTGAGAATGTACCTGACATGTTACCTTTTTAAGTGAGACTCAAATTTATTTAATATGTCTGTAAGATAGACATAGCCAAGAAACACTACAATAATTATTATTATTGCTATAGATAATTTTATTCTATCAGTTAAAGATTGCTTTTCCATAACCAATCCTCCATAAATAAAAAACCCACGTATATATTATATACGTGGGCTTCCTATTGTCTGACTTTAGTACTAGGAGATAGTGATCGAGCCACCATCGCGCTTGATTGTACCAACGTTGGTAATACCCGAGCCTTCGTCTCTGCTAGCGGTCCAACGAGTAACCGCACGGGCAAGATATGTTGTCTGCATATCAGCTTGACGGTCTTCGATACCCATACCCCAACCTTCATTCATGAGTTCACAGCCGTGAATAACGCAACGAGCTTGAATGCCAAACTCATTACAAGCCGCAACTGTAATGTCGAAAGGAGGAATCTGGTCGGCATAGAAAGCCTTTGTGACTTCACCAAGTGCGGCTGTATCAAGAGTTGATGCAATAGCACTAAGAGCTGCGTCATCTTTCTTTAGATCTCCAGGAGAGATTTCATACTTCTTCTTGACAAAGTTACCAAGGTCACCACCTTGGAACTGTTCAAGAATAGCATGGGTATCAAACTGAATAAAGATAAGTGAACCAGCAATACCACGCTTGCCACGTGAGAAACCACGAGGGTTTGCTTCACCTAGAACGTAGATAGGAGCCTTTTCACGCTGAATTGCGTAAGAGACTGCCATTAGGTTACCAACTTCCTTAGCGCCAAAGACAGCTTTAATGTCTGCTCCGGAGAAGCTGTTAAATGATCTTGTTGTAAAATCTGCTGCGGCCATTTTTGTTCTCCTTTAGAATTACTGTGCGCTTAAGTTGACTGAGAAGGTAATCTGGCGAAGCTCAAATACCGGAGTAATTGTAAGCCTCACTTTCATCTTACCAAGAACACGGTCTGAAGCGCTTTGCTCAATCTTGAACGAAGCACTAGTAACCGTCTGGATAGGCTCACCAGCAATGTTATCCTTAAGGACTTCACCAATGGCGGATTCAAGAGCAGCTCTCATGGGCGCGGAAAGACCCTTGCCAATGAAAGGACGAGTCGCAACTCTCAACTGATCAACTAGTCTTGAGATGATTCTGACCGTTGTAAGTCTTGTGTAGTCAGAGGTTGGTGATGCAAATGTCGGTGAGTCAGCAATTGAAGCAGAGACACCATTAGGCTCGCTCTTAGCCATAACAAGACCAAGACCGCAACCAGCATCAATAACCTTAGTCTCAGTTCTGTAGTCAACAGTAAGCTGAGTAAGCTTTTCGTTGATTAGTGAGTTTGCAACTGAAATTGTAGGAAGAAGACCAGCAACCATTGTAGCAGCATTCAAAATGTAGTTAGGACGACGAGGATTCAAGTCATCCGTAGTTCTACCAAAGAAGGCAACAACACTGATATACTTACCAAGATCAACCTTTTTCTGATTCTCGTCAAGAACAAGATTGGCATCAGCATAATCGATTAGGCCATCCTTGGTAAGGAAAAGGCCACCATGTTTAAGACCATTATTGAAAGTAGTATGACCACCAACAAACTTATGACCAAGAAGACCAACGCCATTCTCTGTCACATAGTAAGCATTCTCTTCGCCGTCAAAGACGTAAGAAGGAGCGCTACCATAGTAAGCTCTAATGGCACGAGGATTAAGGCCACTTGGAAGAGTTGTACCAATTACACCATGAACAAACTTGTAATCACTTGAGTTTTCATGACAGTACTTAGCTAGAAGATGAGCAAAGTTCACTTCAGTGTAAAGAAGAGAAGGTGATGCATCTTCTACAACGCCAGCGCTTGCAATCTTAGCAGAAATGGAGTCATCTGACCAGTAGTAAGTATAGGTATAGTCGCCATTGTTAACAGTAGCAAGATAACCAAGAACGTCCTTCGAGGACCCAGGAACTGGGTAAGAACTATCAGCCCATGTAGTCTCAAGGCCATCTGCAATGTTAGGACTATTTAGATGGACAGAAAGAGGAACAATAAAGTCGAATGCGGCAAGGTCAAGATCCTCAAATGCAGTATGAATCTTTTCGTATCTCTTTATAAGGGATAGGCTTTGCCCTGTATCGCCAAGATCATAAACAACTTGACTTGTACCAAGAGCATTTGCAGCTAGATAGGCTGAAGATCCGCACTGATAGAAAGCGGAACCACGAAGACCGTAGGAAAGAACCGCACCACCATCTTTAACCTTTGACAGAGGCACATAGACACCACCCTGAACAGAAGAAAAAGCTCTGTCAAGAGATAGAGGATAAAGGCCAATATCACGACTACGACGATGTGAGGCAGAACTACCCGCAATTGTTATTCCTGACCCACCAACAACAAGAGGGGCACTAACAAAGGGTCTAGCTGCATAGCCAGCCCAAGGATGATCAGAAGGGTACACTAGTACATTAGATGTTCCATTTGTAGGACCATTAGGTGTAAATGTAATTTCTCCAGAAGAACGATTAATAGAAAAAATTTCAGACAAAGTAGACGCCACAAAGTCTGCCTCAAGTCTTGTAGCAATAGCAGTTGGCGTTAACGTTTGAGCTTGACGACTACCCGTAACACTGACGGTAGAGATTAAGCCAAGAGAGGTTACACTTGTAACTGTAAGAGTAAGATCATGTGCAGCTGTTGAACCTCCTAGTGCAGTACCTAGAATGGTAAGGGTACTTGGTGAAACGCCAGCTTTAAATGGCTTGTGTACAAATCTTGTACCAGAAACAATAAAGCCAGTAACTGTACCACCTTCCCCTGCATCAACTTCAGTAACAGTAAGTGTAAGATCATTGGCGCTTGTCCCACCAAGGTCTGTGCCCTTCCAAACAAGTACGTCGCCAACCATATAATCTTGGCCTGCATCAGTAACGTTAACTTGTGAAACTGTATAAGCACCTGATGTAGCATAATTAATTGAGACATCAATCTCAAGGCCAGATCCATCGGCCCCTTCCCCTCTGTCAACAAGGAAGACACTTGAGGTATTAGTACCAGCAATAAGACCATCATAAAGTTTAACTTCATTTGCTGCGTCCATGCCACCGTCCACAATGCTAACCTGAGCAGCAGTATAGACACCGGTGCCACTGCCTGTTGGAAGTGTAACCGTAAACTTTGGCATTGTATGGAAATACCATTCCGTAACACCTACTGGCTGATTGGTATTAGTGCTAGAAGCTGCAGAGACTTCTTCATAAGCAACCGATGAAAGATCACCTGTTACAGTCACGCCAGAGACCGAAACGGAATAATCTCCACCACTGTAACTACCAGGAATGGTGACCGCAAGCTTTAAAGTCTCTAGTGCATCTGAATCTTTTGCAGAACCAAGACCAAGATCAATGTCTGCCATATCAAAGCTTACATCAACTTCACCATTATCAGAAGTAGCGCCGTCAAAGGCATCCCCCATCCAGACAATAGCGTCAGTCGTAAGATTGACAACAACAAGTTGAGCTACAACACGGCTTTTGTCCGCTAGTTCTCCGGCTCCATCACTTGAGTAAAGTTCAGCATGCTTATAGGCAACAGCATAATTTGCAGCTGCTTCTGGAGATTGTTGAATCGGGGTAATCTTAATACCAGCAACACCTGAGCCATCGTAGTCAGCGCCAATGGCAGAGACAGAAGGAGCAGTGCCAGGAAGACGATATAGGTAAATGTTTGTACCACCACCTTTCTTGACTTCGGAAGCACCACGAGTTAGCTCGGATGTCGCACCAAACTCACGAACGACAGAAGCAATATCAGTCACTTGATAGGGCTCACTTGTTAAACCTTTGCTAGCTGTACCAATTACTAGAACTGACTGACTAGTATTTGCCGAAATCTGGCCGAGGTTTCCGTCCTGAAGCTCTACATAACTACCAGGTAAATTTACATATGGCATATTTTCTCCTTTGAATTAAATTAACTTGAGGGTGTTATCTGTAGAATAATTTGTTTGAGGACAAGAATACTGGTCCAAGTAAGTTTTTCAATTGAAACAGCATATTTTAAAGTTCTTTTGTGTCTAAGGGCTTCTGTGTCATCTCCTGTATCCTCAACAAACGTGAAGTCTAGGACTCCACTGTATTTAACATACCATAGATAAGTCTTTATAATATCTGCAATCCACTCCTTGATCTGGTCCGCCTCATGCGCAGTTTTCCCGTATATACTAAGATTGATATTGTAATCTAATCTTTGACCATATATGTAAACCTCAGAGGTATCATCCTGCGGATCAATATACTTCCCAAGAAGTATGCTAGTCACCATTCTTCGAGAAGGTGAGTTGACTGGACCACTACCAGCAGCGCCAGGTTTTCCGTCTCTTACTAAAAAAACAATATTAGGAGTTTCACTTTCAACGTTAATAATTGGTCTTTGAATTATAAGACGATCATTATTTAACCAAGCTGGCTTCATAGTTGAAGTAGCCATATTGATAATCTGCTGAAGAATCTCCATAACCTCGTAAATTGTATTTACCTTAAATCTTTCATTCTGAAGTCTAACTATAGCTTTGCCACCTGGCTCAAGAATTATATTAGTAGGCATTGGCTCAAGTTGGACATTGCCTAAATTCTCCGACTCCATAATAGTAACAAGAGTAGTTTGCTGAGCTTCATTTAAATCTTTTAGAAGTTGAGGAGTTAAAGGATTTAACATATTAATATTTCCTGCAGTATAAGATTATGTACTCTATTCGACCAGTATCTGATCTCTTCTCATTTAGTGTATTGATTGTCCATATAATATTGCGGCGCTCTGGTTTAACAAGGGCACCATCAGGTTCCAAAGCAAGTTCTATGATCTTATCTTCGTAGTCTATTCCAACTGTATTCTGTACATAAAACTTGCAGAATTGCTTTTTGCTTCTACCTATTTCAGTTAAAAGAGATGCGCCTGCTTTTTCTTGATCACTTCCAATATCTACTTTAAAAGTATCTACATAGTGCTCATCCCAGAGATATCCCTCCCCTAAGCAGACACTGCATTTCTGATGACCTTGTCCTTCTTTTGCTACATTACAAGAACAGGGAATTCTATACTTGTTTTCGTTGCGCCTAAACTTCCTAAGCATAACCTTGAATGCCTTTGGGATTTCATAAACTGAACCTGTAAAAGTATCCTTGGTTTCTTTGCGCAAGTCTACTTCTTTTTGTGTAGTCTTTGGACCTGAACTGGACCGATAAAAACGACTTTTTCCTATTGGCATTAGTCCTCCTTAGCTGCCATAATCTGGATAGTTACCATTTATATTTCTATAGAGGTACCGGTAACGATAACGGTTTTGATAGGCATAGTCTGGGTAGTATCTGTAAGATCCAGGTAGCCTAGTCTTAACGTTGACGCTAGGTGCAAACTTAGGCATATTATCAATTGATCTACCAAAAGCAGGATAGTCTGCTCCAAGATATCCTTTGATTGCCATACCCGCATTAAGACTAGCACCATAAGATAGATTGCCATTGCTGTGAAGAATTCTATGTAAGTCTTCATCACGCTTTCTCATTTGTTCAATTTTTGCTTTTAGTGCAGTAGCATTATCGGCCCACTCAACTTTAAGATCACCAAGTTGCTTAGCACGAGGAGCACCTAAAGCAAGTGAAATATTTTCAATAAGATCAACAGAACTATTGATGATTACATATTCCATCTTGACATAATCAAGCCACTTCTGTGTTCCATTTTGACGAGGCATATTAAAGACCATTGCGTCAACAATCTTTGAATATCTATAGATAAGATAGTTAACTGTATCAGCATCTACGTCGCCTACAATGCTACCTACGCTTGATATTACCTGATCATAAGTTGCATACATAGGAGTATATCTACTAGTAAACCAAGACTCGTCTTCTATACCGACAGAGTCAACGGCTGCGCCGACTTCCTTAATACCTCTAATCTCAATAACATATTGATTATTATTAAGTAAAGTATCAAAACCCTCATCTTGTGAATAGGCATTGATGTCATCACCGCTAGAGCCAACAGTAAATGGAATAAGGCTTGTAAACATAACAGGAACAAGTGCTGTTCCAACATTCACTTCAAAGTAAGCCCACCATTCACCAACTTGTGCGTCATCAGCAGTCAAATAACTATAAGTGTACTGACCATATTTAGTTGCCGCGCCAGGATCGTCCTGGTAGACAATTGCATCATCTTCCAGATTTACCCCAGGTAAACCAGGCTTTCTACCATAAGGATAAATAGACACAACAGGACTAAGCCCATTAGCTAAGTATCCATTACCATCTCTGACTTGGCAAACAATATCTACTGTGTCTCCTTGGCTTACGGTTAACATATTATTCCCTTATTATGTTAATGATAATTTTTTTGCCATTAACAATCCAAGAGTAGCCAACATCGACTGCGTCTTGATTGCCATCCATAATATTCCTAAACAACTTAACAGTATCTGCCGTTACAGTGGTGGGATCAACATTTTTATTAAAAGTAAGAATGATTTGCTTAGTTTTTAAAGATATATTACTAGAGCCGTACTCAGGCTCAATCTTTACTAGTTGGAATTCAGTGGCAGCTATGTTTATCTCTGCCTGCGTTGGAGCGTCTAGCCCAATGGGACTCTGTGAGACTGCAGTAGGTAATTCTTTAACTTGATTTACTGCCGTTGAGAAGTCAACTTTATAAGTATCCGCAAGATATTCTATTGGACGTAAATTGATAGTCCAGGCATCACCTATTTTAAATGCGTCAGATGCCCCACCAATTAACTCTAAATAGATATCTTTATCCTTTGCAATCTTATTGCGCCCAGTCAAGGGTAGCAGATCATGGGTCACAAGTGAGGTGCTTTCAAAATACCAATTTAACTTACAGGTTGAAGAACTTCCTGCTTTGGTAACTTCAACAACAAGAACATCATCTGCTTCACCGGTGTAATACCCACTAGTTCTAAGTATTCCTTCTCCAGTCGAAGTTAATAAATCTTTTTCTGCATCAAATACAGTTCGAGATCCAATATAACTCCATTCATTATCAGGGGTAGATGAACCACTGATTAATAAACGGTAGTCTGTCTTCTCTTGTAGGAATGACTTAGGTCTAACAATTAATTTGCTTTTGACATCCGCATCATATGCATAACTCATTTGATCTTCAAGAGTTGCACCGGAAGCGTCGCATCTAACAATCTCTAACTCGACTGGAACTTCACCTTTAAGATGTAGAGTCTCAAGTACTTTTGAATAGTTTGTGTCATTTGAGAACTTATAAAGTCTCTCTTCAAATTCAATACCAGTAACAATATGATTATCAGGACCAACTAAACTAATACTATTCTCAGCAAGAAACTCAGAAACTTCTTGGTTAAAAAGAATTTCAATCTTTTCCCCTGTAGGAAAAACATTAAAGCCATCATCTGGCCAAACTGAAGCAATAGTAAAAGCCATTGTTAAAACTCCTCAATGTAAGATTCAAGAGTACATTCAACTTCGCAGCCAGTAACTAAAGTAATTTCTTGGGTCTCAAGACTCTCAACCTCAACAACAGCATCTTCATTCTCCATGATTGCTTGATATTCTTCAAAAGCCAACCTCTTAAATAAAGCATCCATTTCCTTCTGAGAAGTAATATTGGCTAAAGCTTTTGCAATTCTATCTTCTACACTCATGTCTACTCCTAGTAACTAATATCTAGATACCGACATTATAACAAAAAGAAAGCCCCCAGGCCTTTCGACCTGAGGGCTATTTATTACTTACCTAGTTATTAACCAGGGAAGTTAGAGCCACCATCAACGTCAGTGCCAGCAGGATCAAAACTACCGTCAGTAACATTGTAGTAAGGACGTGCAATTTCAGGCGAGTAGAAGTTCTGGTCGCAGAAGATATTCTTAAGCGTAACTAGACCCTGGCCTTCGTTATACATAAAGATACCCCACTTCTCTGACCACTTCATCTTGAAGGTCTCAAAGTACTTGTCCTCCCACTCGTCAGCAACAATGCCTGAACCAACGATTAGAGCACCAAGTGACTTGCTATCGCAAAGAACAATATCGGTAAGCTTAGTAGCAGGATCGTAAGGCATGAAGCGTGAGGTCACGATGCGAAGGCCAAACGGAAGACCAAGAGGAAGGTTAGGAGCAGCTGTAATGGCATTAACGTTGAAGTCCTTAAGCGAGGCCTTGGAGCCATCGGCACCAGTACCAAGCTGACCGCGTGAGTAACCCTTTGAAAGAACACCCTTAACGGCGTCAGGAACACCGGTAACGTTAGCGGCTGAACCCGAATAGTTGCCAAAGAGATTGCCGCTGCCGCTCTGCATTGCAAATGCACGAAGGACGGGGTCGCGGACAAACATAAGGTACGTAAGAGGATGGCAGATAAGCGTATCAGGGGTAAAGCCTCTCTGAATGAGAAGATGATAAGCGTTGAAGAGGTCATCCATGGTAAGAGTACCATTGGTCTTCATCGTGATGTCACGACCAGTCGTGATACCAAGAGCTGACTGAGTAGGATTAAGATTGTCAAACGCAGGAACGCTGATATTCGTGATATGCTTAGCGATTTCGGTCTCCTTGCGGCGAGCGAAAGCACGACCAGCCTCACGGGCAAGATAACCAAGGAGATTCCAGTTGGAAGCCTTGATAGCCTCTTGCGTAAGGGAGATCATAACACCCCACTTGTCGATGGCGGCCGTAGCCATACCACCGCCAGTTGTCACACGCTCTTCACGGTAACCTTCAAGCTCAGTGACCTTATGGACAGTGAAAGCTGAAAGGGCAGGAAGGCGGAACTCAGTAATACCATCCGGCGCAGGAATGGTATCAAGGAGTGGGGTAAGGTTCATCATGGGCTCCATTGGCTCCATCATAATCTCAACAATTGAGTGCTTGACCCAGGGCCCAAGCTCAGCTGACGTAATCGCGTCTTCAATTGAAAGACGTGAGTCGCTGGAGTGGTCTGAGCCAGGAAGCCAACCGTTGTTCTTGATGAGCGCTGTAAGCTCACTCTGATCAGCAATTTCTAGGTTCTTGTGCTTTAGTCTTGACATTTTTCGGTTCTCCTTATTGAGATTATGATTTTAATTAGAGTAGGACGCGCACGATGGCAGCGAACTGACCACCAAGTGATTGATGAATTTCTGCAGGATGACCGTCATTAGCCGAACCAGGAGTACGATCAGCGAGTGACACGCCTTCATAATCATGGAAAGTCTTGACGGTAGCAAGATCAGCCTTAGGTGAACGATCAAGAGTATAGCACTTACCAACAATGTCCTCTGGACGATGGAATGCCGTAGCAACAGTGTCTACTGACCCACCGTTATTATTATCGGTCTCGTCAGGACGAGCAATGTAAGGAACAAAGTTTGAAAATCTGTCATAAGCAAGATAGTCGCCAGGCTTGACAGCCTTACCAACAGCAGCAAAAACATTACCTGTATATGCTTCGGTATCAGCAGCAAGACGGAAACCAATAGCCGTATTACCAGTGGCTGGGAAACTAGCCTCTACAAAAAGAAGGCCAAGATCACGATCCACAAAATAATCGCCTACAGCTTTAACACCAGCAGGGCTTGTCTTCTCGGACTTTAGCCAAGTTGAAGTAATGCTTGTACCCTTGACTAGTGTGTCACCGCCTGAGTAAGTAGCAGTCCAAACTTCAATAGTATTGTAAATATTAGACTCAACACCTTGATGACCAAGTGCAATGACAAGACCTGTTGCGCTTGTTGCAAGAGCAGCATAACGGCTGTCAAAGGCAGTTGTTAATTGAGCATAAGTAGCCTTTTTAGCAACATCTGTAGCATGGTAGAAATGAGCAATTGTTGTTGCCGATGCAGCACCAACAGTATTGCCTGCACCGCAAACAACAAGCTTCTTAGTTGCATCCCATGAGGCGCTAGCATCATAAGGATCACCATCAATGGTAAGATTGACTATGTCATAGGACTTAGCTGGCGCAACTGGAAGACGAAGAGTGTGGTCCTGACCAGTCCAGAACGTTGACTTGTTCTCACGACGATAATTCATGAAACGAAGGCCCTTAGGCTGCGTACCATCACCACCGGCCCAAGCGTAAACCACGTTAGCAGCTACACCAATTGGACGAGAGATAAAGGCATCAAGTGTCTCTGATGGGGTAAGTAAACCACGCTCACGAAGCTTTTCAGCAAGGACTAGCTTGGTATAGGTCTTCGCGCCTTCAACTGGTAGACCAGTGCCAAGATCTTCAATGCGTTCAGCAACGTCAGCTGCAGTATACTCAAGGACAACATCCACAGTGTCAGCCGCAGCCTTCCAGGCAATACGAACACCAGCGGGGACTAGACGGCCAACACTACCCTTATTGATTTCAGCAAGGCCAGCGCCGCTATCTGTAAGTGACTCACGAGTAAGAGCAACAAGCTTGCCGGGCATAATAACAATCTTGTCGGTAAAGACGTGACGTTGGTAGTCATATGAATGGAATCCCATTGCTGTGTTTGCATCGCTGCCATTGACAGGAAGCCAAGCCGCAGCGGCAAGGTCATTCTGAGGGGCAACTGTGTCGCCGTGCGTAGGGGCAATAATCGGCTTACCGTAATCGATATCTCTAAACTTTCTGTATGTTGCCATAATTTTCTCCTATAATTTGGGTTAGACTTTCACATCTAGTGGGTTAAACTTTCCTGAAACAAAGCCAGAACGCACTTGTTGAACAAGATAGTTCTCAGCTTTATTTATATCATGATTTCGTAATTCTTTGTATTTACTAGCCACTCTGCGCTCTACAGATGTGTAGTATTCCTCTGTAGTATCTATTGCGTCTTCAATGGTATTCACATCAAGCTTCTTACCCAGCTCTTTAGGCTCAGCAGAATCCTCAATAAGAATCTCTTCTGACTCTGAACTATCTGTAATCTCAGTTGTTGCTTCTTCTGCAGAATCCATAGGACCACTCATCTCTTCTGTAACTTCTTGCGCAGGATCTTCAACTGGAATTTGCATACCAGCAGTCTGCAAAGAAGAACCAAGTTGCCATTGCCACTTCTGATGCATATCAATACGCTCAGCAACAAAATTAGCAACGCCTTGTTCGTTTGCAGCATTACAAGCATCAAAAGCAGCCTTAAGCATTGCAATCATAGTAACATTCTTTTTATAAATGTCGAGAGCAAGTTCTTTTGCTTCGGTAGTCGTAGAATCATCTTTAAATGATGCCGTCTCTACTATATGACCAAGAGCAGGAGGAAACTCACCAAGCTTACGAATGTTCTCAGCAAGATCATCTATTGACTCAAAAACGTCATCATAGATAGCTCCAAAAAGTTGATGATATTCAGTAAAGTCAGGACCAGCTACATTCCAGTGTGCACGATGAGCAGAGAAGTAGAAAACTACTACGTTACAAAGTAGATCTTCAAGGGCATCAGCTACTTGGCTAGCGCCAGGTGTCATTTCAGTTTCCATATTATTCCTCCAAAAGGATTAAGTTAAATTAATAATTACATAGTGATTCTAGCATAATTTCTATACTTTAGCCACCTATACCAGGAGCAGGATAAGCGCCAAGCGGAGGAGTCTCTTTCTTACTCCACACAATAGGAGCCATAATCTTTCTTAGCTCAGACCTCTTCTTGACAGTTACTTCCTCAGTCTTGTCATACAAGCCATCTTCACCCATCTTAGCAATAGTAAGAATAGTAGCAGGATCTTCCTCTGATGCATCTACACTTAGACCAGGACCATGAGTAACAGTTCCTTTGCTATGCATAGCATCAATCACTCCATATCCTTCTTTCATTTCAACTGCGTCATCCTGTTCACCAAGTGAACCTGAACTAATACCAACTTCATTACCCTTGCTATCAAGACGATAGGCAACAAAATCACCAACTGCAAATGTGGGAGTAGATGGAGTTGTATAAGTCTTTTCTGGAGTATACGCATCTTCAACTGCAGTTTCAATTGTAGACTCAGTAGCGGGCTCATTGTAAACAAAGTCGCCCATAACCCAAGGACCCTTTACGGAATCTTCAGCTCTCATACGTTCAACTTGAGCAGCTTTAGCATTTGCCCAGCTCTTGCCACCATCGCCTCCCCAAAGATCCCAAGCAATACGACCAGGAGAAGGAAAACCTTCTTCGCCTTGATTGAAGCCAGAAGCTTTCTTGTCAACTTCATGACGTGCAAAGAAACTCTTCATACGCATAACAGTAGAAGGAGAAAGCTCTTTCTTATTGATAATATCTCGTGCACGCGCTACGCCTACGCCAGTACCACCGCGCTTAAACTCTGCACGCCACTCAAGAGCACGTTTTGCAGCTGACGCCATACCAGGTGTAGGCACAAAACCCTGAGCCTCATCATCCATTTCTGGACCAAATAAATCTTGAATATCTTCACCAAATTCACTCTCATCCATCTTGGACTTGCCAGCATCTTGCATACGTGCAAGCATCTTCTGGGCACGAGACTGGATTGACTTAACCTTCTCAGGTGCAAGACCACTAACCTGAGGTGCTCTAGCAATTGCATTACGAAGATGAGGAAGATCAACCTTACCATCGTCTCCCTTGTATGGAAGATGGCGAAGTGAACGAGGCTTAGTCTTGCCCTCTTCATCTTTCTCGCCACCTGGAGTGATATAGAAGAATGAACTATCTGGAAGATTGTTAACGTAAGCAGTTGTCCAGACGGCATCATCAATAGTGATTGTTTTGACCATCTCAGAAAACATCTCAGCTGACATATCATCGGCTAGTTCTACATTGAAGTTACTAGCAAGAAACTCTTTAACAGAGTCTAGTAGTGACTTAGTATCAAGTTCAACTTTAGCAAGCTTTTCATCTGCAATAGCTTTACCAGAGCGTAGCTCTTCAAGTTCTGAAATTACTTCTACAGGAACAACAGACTTTAACTTAATGTATTCGTCAACAATTGAAAGGATTTCCTTCTTATTGTCTTCTGATAGTACGCTGGGCATTTCTTGCTCCTCTTGATTAGTTAGGTTGGCTTGGTCTTCCATAGGTTCTATCTTGTTTGCTGTTACAAGTCCGTCTGGAATAACAGCAAATCTGCAGTAGCCATTTGGCTCTATGGTTTGGGAAATAATTTTACAACGATTCTCGCTGGCATGAAGCGCACAGTTTCCGCACTTAACACCAATGCTAAGATTTTCATTCTCTGGGCCACTTTCATAGCCAACCCAAATACCAGGAGCTTTATCAAGAGGTCCGACTTTACTAGCAAGAGTCATCAAAGAATCAGCCAAAGCTTTTTCTTCTTCTGAAAGTTGAGTATAAAGATCAGCATGATCTTCTACAATTTCAACTGGTATTGTTGCAACTGGACCATTGTCAAAGCTTGCCATAATCTCTGAGTCACTAATATCAGTAACAGCATTCTTGAAACAATCAGTCATTACCATAGTAGTCTTGAAGTTATCTAGATATTGCTGAAGAGCATCGCCTCCAACCTCTTTATAATTCATTACTCTGGCATGAACGTCGGCAGGATGTGTAACGTAAGCATAGCCACGGTAACGAAGACCACTTGGTACACCATAAGCTTTAACGCCATCAATGTCATCACCAATATCCCATTCCATTTCGTCAGTCTTGTATGATCTGCCGCTAATAGAATCATAAAGATCATTAGGAGTCATTTCAACGCTAACTGTAAGATAGCGCCCATCAAGAGTTTTCTCTACAGCCTCTGGATCCGTAACAAGTCCCTTGACGAGTACCCATCCAAGGCCTTCAAAATCCTCATCAGTCATCATTCCAGACTTAGCAAACTTCTTCATATAGGGAGCCATAGCAACGTCAGGAGCCTTAAGCATAAGGCCATCCTTGATCATTGTAGAGCTAACATTATAAGCAGCCTTAGGGTTGTCTACCCAAGTTCCACCAATTGCACGGCCAACTGCACCTACCTCTCTATTTTCAATTTTCTTACCATCAACAACTGCAACTTCCTTATGCATAGGCTTAATAGGAATGTTGTATGGGTTAGTAAGTGTAGGGATTGCGTCTTTAAGATCAGACGGCATATAGATAAGATTATTTTGAGTGGGCCTCATCCCATGAGTAACCTTTGTAAGAGTTACTAGACCAACCTTGTTCTCTGCTACGCCATCACTAATAAAGTATTTAAAATCAAGAAAGTGTGGGCTTTTCTTGTCCCAGACTTCATGAGTAAAATCACCCTTAACACTATTAACAAAATAGTCCTGAACAATACCTTCTTGTAATAGTCTCTTACTTATCTTCATTAGCCTTCCTTATAATGACTTTGCTATTAGGATGATCAGGCGGTAAATCATAATACTTACTATCTGAGATTTTTCTATTATCTATTATAGACTGACTACTTTGATTATATACCTGGTATGATTCTTCGCCACTATCCTTCAACGCATTGAAAACACCCCAGTTATAACTTCTCATTCTTTCTGTCTCATAGATAGTCATCATTCTATGACCTATAGTCTTTGCTGTGTCAGTTATAGTATTGCCTTGGCGATTGCGCATTTCAATATGCAACTTATCTATAAAAAACTTCTGGACCTTCAACTGGAACTCTATGTTTCCGGTGTGAGTCTCAGAAGTTAAATTAGAAGAATCCGCATATTCAGAATAGCCCTTTATGTATGCCTTAATACTGTTATCTTTAAGCATAACAGAAAAACGCTCAAAAGCGGCATCAATGGTAAATTCAGGATGAACGTCGTAGTCAGCTTTTTCTTTAAGATGACTAACTAATCCATTCACATCCTCTCGATACTCATCAAAGTCCAGAATACTATTCGTAACTAAACTTCCTGGGCCGCTTTTAGTACCATGCTGATTTGATGGTCTGACGGCATTCGCATTAGTTTTACCGCTAGGAGACGCTATCGAATTTTTTTTTTAACAGCAGGTTTCCCAGAAGATTTAGCAGCCGACTTGGCTTGTAGTTCTCTTGCCTTATTTAAATCAGACGAGGACATAGGTGTTTTGTCACTTCTAGCAGAGGTTTCTGCAATAGGTGACATTACGTTAGCTCCAAGTTTCAAGAGCTCTTGGGCTTCTGTAACCATCTTGTAATAAGAATGATCCCAGTCATCTTCCTGAGCAGCAGAAAGACCAATCCGATCTCTAAGCTCATCATGGCTGATGGCGCTGTTCAACCAAAGCTGAATTGCAGCATTCTCTTTCTTTATTTGGTTTTCAACATCTATCTCTTTAAATCTTAAAACAACTTTATTGTCTGGATCTAGCCAGTCAAAGCTATTATCTTTAGCACTTTCTTGTAAAAGAGGAACAATCAAATGAGCATAGATTTGTTCTTCGAAAACCAGCTGGTCACTCTTTACTGCATTAATAAGACTACTAGACATAGTCGCAGCAGTTGATCTATTTGCAGTATCGCCTTCACCAATGTCAACCGTAGACAAACCAAGCGCAGCAAGAACACGCTTCTTGAAATAGTCAAGATAACCTTCGGCTCTAAGCGAACGACCCTCTGCGCCAATCATTTTAATTTCATGACGCTCAGGAGTAACAAAGAAACCTTCAGGTGGCTGATTATTAATAACCTCAGTAACCATACTAATCTCATCTCTTCCATCTGGAAGAATAGTAGCAGGCATGGCATCAGTACCAATCTTGTACTGGACAATTGGAAAGATACTTTGATGAAGTAAAACTTCTACATCTGTTTCAATGCGACGCAAAGCTTTAATATCTTCAATTGCTGCGCTGCATCTTGGAGTACCAACAATAAAGCCTTCAAGCTTATTAACATGGAAATGAATAATTTCATTAGGCTCATATATAGCAGTAGGACGAGTATTCTCAGTCCAGTCTTCTTCACTGTATTGTCGATACTTTATGGGCTGCTTAAGGTCGTTCACCTTAACCTGGATCATACTGGTGGGAAGTACATGAAGTGAGCTAATTGGGGCTATTTTGCGGCCTTTAGAGTCTGTTCTAGTATAGCCGCCAGATGTCTTATCATCTCGTTTAACAAGAACAAAACAATTACTATATCTAATAATATTTTTGGCTATATCAGTTATAAACTGGCGAGGTGTAGTCCGGCTAACATAACAAACTTCCTTCAAGCGGCGCTCTACGTATTCTACAAGATCTCGATCTTTACCTACAACCTCATAACCTTCTTTCATAAATAAAGATAGTTTCTTGTCAAAGCTTATTTGTAAATAAGCTTCAATGGTAGCAACTTTATCTATCTCCTTAAAATCATGTTCTAATTTCTGCCAATCGTTCATAAAGTATGGACGAGTTGTTCTATAGTTAAATACTGGATCTTTTGTTTTTTCTAAACTTGGCGCAGGTATCTTACTCTCCGCATCATCTATTATTTGAATAGAAGATGCAAGATTTTTTAGATTAATAACTTGTGCTTTTAATTTAAACATTGTCTACGTTTGCTCCTAATGCAACTCGTCTCCAGAAATCCAGACTTTCACCTTTGCTTATTATAGACGATTTTGCTCTATCGCAATTGGTAAGATTAAATCTACTATCAGTTGCAGGATTTATTAGATATCTAATCGGCTTTGTCTTTTTGTTACTCTTGTTATTCCTTGCCTTTTCCTGGTAAACAGGTTGGCTATTGAAGTACTCCTTCATTGGAAAGTCACTATTAGGATCCGGATCCCAGGGATCCCATGGGCTTTCATTTGTTAGGTTACCATTATCATCTTTCATAGGAATGCAAGGTTCAATTCCCTTAGAGGTTGCTGCTTTGTAAACTCCTAGAGCAAAGGCTAGAGTCTGAGACAAAGCCATAATCTTTGTACAGAGAACAATATTGGTATCAGCTTGAGTACCCATCAAAGCCTTCAAGGCATCAAGGCCATACTTTACAATGTCTGACTGAGAAGAAACCCAATCAATAAAGTCGTATATGACAGACTTGATCATTTCAATTGAGTCAAGAGCATCGCCTTTACCAAAAAGGGGATTTGTTATTGTTGATAAAAACTTCATACCATTATTATTTAATGCCCCTTCTAAGGCTGTTCCTACGGCTTGCTGGTCTACGCCAACTTGACCATTGCTATTATTGAAGTATGTTTCACTAAATTTTGTAAGCGCACTTATTTTGCTTTCATCTTCTGCTGTCCCTGAATTCACCCAATTAGAAAGTTCTTCAGTTGTAAATCCATACTGCTTTCCAGCCTTATCAATGTCTTGAACACTAATAAGACTGTTAATAGTACATAAAGCATAGTTAGGCAAAGGACTAATATTTGCACGAATACTCATTTGCAAAAGATTTAAAAGGGGCTCAACAACTCCACGTAAAATGAGATCTCTTAGAAAATTTAATCCAAAGTTTGCATTTGCAGAGAATATCTCAGACCAAGTATAAACTAGAAGTCCACCTAAGCTTGCAATAACAAACAATAATTCAAGAGGACACAAAGAGCCAAGTCGTAGAAGAGAGCAATAGTTAGCTTTTAACTGAAACTCAATGTCACTAGCAAATCTTATTTTGTCAAGAAGAGCTTTTGTAATTGCTAACTGCTCTTTAAGTTTTACTTCAAGATCAACACCAAATACAAAGTCACTGCCTTTAAATATATCTCCTGGGCCTTTAATATCTCCTAACTTGTCTGCTAACTTAGCCCACTCCCCACCAAAGCACTCATAGCAACCTTCCCAGTTCGTTACTAGATCTCCAAGACTCTTAGCAGGTTCTCCTATTGCTCTTGCCTTTACATTTGAAGGTTCTTTGCCTCTCATCAAGACGTCAATAGCACTATTTTGCTTGTCTATTCCATTAAGGGTACTCTCTATGCCATGAACAACTTCCCTAGTCTTCTCGGCCTCATTAAACAAAGGTATCAACCCAACTTTTGCACTAATATTGTCTTCACTCAGTTTTGTTTCATTTTGAGCTAAAGTTGTTTCAAGTCCAAACATATCTCTAAAAATATCAAATTCTTCGTAAACTTTGAATCTCTTATCTTCTTCTAGCTCATTAAGCCAATCAGACGCCATCTTTCCCAATGTCTTTTTAGGCTCAGGATCATAATCTTTTTTAGCAGTCTTTTCTGTCTGGTAAGCGTAAGCCAATTTAATTACTTGACCATACTTTGAATTAAGATCTTCATCTTCATCCATTCCAACCATTGGATCATTTTTTATATCTTTTGTAGCAGACCTTAATTGATTATCAGCTTTAAGTTCTCTATATAGCTTTGTATATTGTTTAAGTTGTTTGATTTCCTGATAAGTTAATTTTCCTTTTTGATGATTAGGAAATAAAAAGTTAGCAACTAGACATTGGTCATGGTCTTCTTTTGCATACTCAACACTATAGTTTATATCTTCTAATCTTTCTGCTGTAACTCTCAAAAAATTGTCTAGAATAGCTGCTTGTCGTTTTGCTTCTTCTCTATTTTCCTTGCGCAAAGCTTCTACTCCAAGAAAGTCAAGATTCTTTGCCTTACCATTGTAAAGGTTACTATCTAAGATTTGATTATATTCTTTGTTGGGTTCTATTGCAGAAAGAAGATCTTTAATAAGACCATCCAGTTCATTTTTAGATAGTTTGTTTACATCTTTATTGTCGCTAGAACCAACTTCTTCTAGTGTAATGTCTTGTTGCGTATTTGTTATCGAAAAGATTTGTCTTTTCTGTAAAGGGAGTCTTTCCATTTTTTATCCTGCTAGGGTTGTCTCAGTCGCATTGATCTTGATTGTTGCCTCATTGAAAAAGTTTACACCATTTCCTTTTGGTACAAAAGTCTTTAACATAAGATACCTGTTTGCGATTGCTCCTGGCTCAATATCTGCTAATGTGAGCGTATTATTATATGGAAGATTTTCCCAGTTCTGATCACGTATGTCTGCCGTTGTTGATTCCATTGGCATTAACTGGTAAATAATTCCATTATTTGAAATAGGACCATTCTCTACTCCATTGATAGCGATAGCTACTGATATGTTTGTATAACCAAGATTCTCATCTGTGTTCTGCAGAGTTAAAGTCTGATAACGATAAGACCCATCAGTTGTATCGTGAAAAGCTATTATCTTTGTATTGGTGTTGTCCACCATCTGATCAGAAAGTGCAGTAACTGGATCATTAATGTATAGTGCAAGTGCCATTAAAATTCCTTATTTAATTGTTCGACCACTTGGTCTTTGATAGTTGTGACGAGAATTAAATACTGGAGCTATTGCCTGTCCAATATTGCCTTTGCCGTCTCTAGTAACAATCATATCTCTTTCCCAAGCTCTTCTATCAAGGTCACTGTAGTGTTCTGTTGTTTTTTGGTAAGGACCAGAACCATTTTTTCTGCTATCTATAGCAGAATTCCTTTCACTTTGCAAGTGTCTTAGTAGTTCTCCTCCAGTCAACTTCTTGCTATGAGGATCTTGAGTTTGATCATTTAATATTGAATGTCCAAGTGTCTCCGTTATTCCCAAACTAGAAACCATATTCTTAGAAAGAGCCATTGGTCCTTCTTCTATTGTAAAGGCAACAAGACTTAACATAAATGCGTCAAGTGCATGGTCACCAATACTTGTATTATCTTGGCCAAACACTGGAGTTCCATTTGGCTGTCTAGACTTAATGATATAGTTAAGTAGTTGTTTTCTAAGAAGATCATCCTCAAAAGAAAACTTAATAATTCTGTCTTCGAAGCGTCTGACTGCATTCTCAACTAGAAACGGCTTAGCTGGATGTTCAATAAGCCGACCAGTTGAAGGTTCTCTTATAGAAATTTTACTACCAAAATCATATGCTTTAATTCTTCTTTGGACATTGAACTCGTACGTGCCTGCTTTCTGCTGTGATGACCACATCTTCAATGTTTCCCACTGAGTTGCTCCGTGACCTTTGTCCACATAAATATGTTGAGGCTGCCAGAAGCTAAGTAATTCTGTTATTTTCTGAAGACCTTGTAACTGTGTAAAGTTTTGCTTTGGAACATTAACTATCTCCATAACTTGTAATCCAACTTGAGGATGGAATCCAGTAATACATATCCAAGTACCAAAGCTAGTGTTCCAGTCAACACCAAGGCTATATCTAAATCCTGCTAGTTCTCCTTGCATCTTTGCATCACGCATTTGAGCATATGAGTATCCTTCCATCGCAGTAGTAACAAGAGGTGCAGCAAATACGCCATCAGCATTGCTGATAAACATTGCCATAACTTCTTGTAACCAGCCGTCACTGGTATATTCTCTACGCATTTCATTTCTAAGAGACTTCCAGTTAATCTTTGTTTGAGCAAATGGTGTTTCATCAATAACTGCAGTTGGGAAATAAAACTCTTTCCAGTCTGGAGCTTCTTGGCACCACTCATAAAACTTACTACGGAGTCCACTAGGAGTAGAAGCTACACGAATAAGACAATCACTATGAGATTGTGCAATAGGAAGGATTGTTGTAAAGTCCTTCTCAGTCATATAGTCAACCTCATCAAGTATTATTACGTGCGCGTCCTGACCGCGAACAGCGCTAGCGCCGTTGCTACCAGTAGTAAATCCAGAAATAATTGCACCATTCTCTAATCTTATTTGATGGTAGGGAGATTGCTTGTATCTAAATTCTTTTTTCAAACTTGAGTTGCTATTAAGCAATTCAAGTATTCTATTAAAAATTGCAGTTACTTGAGAGTCAAAAGGGCAACAAATAAGAATCTTAATGCCATTGACATTCTCTCTTATCTCTTCGTCAAAGTATTCTCTGACTCTAGTAAAAGCATGAAACAAAATCTCAATAGCAAGAGCGTCTGACTTCCCAGATCGTCTTCCAAACCTGAATACTTTCTTTTTGCTTTGGCAGCGAAGAGCAATCTCTTGGTGTGCTCTAGGTTTCCATCCAAACATTTTACTTGCAAATGTAACTGGATCAGTATTAATAATCAATGCATCCTTTTCTTCAGCAGACAACTCATTGGCAAATTCTGAATATTGCTCTAAGTAATTCTCAGGTATCAAAGGACAACTAATCTGAAAAGGATGAGTAGCAAAAGCTTTAGGATCAGCCTTTACTTTTCTTTTACTTTCAATAGGATGAGTAGAATAGTCTTTCTTGTACTTCTCAATATGAGATACTTGGCAATTCTCACAACCAGAAATACATTTAGCTCCAGACTTTGTTTTAGTTCTTAGACCGTAGTTCTCAATGTAATCGGTAATTATATTTTTAGAAATTTTAGTCCAATAGTCCACATAAGATATGTCTGAACTTTCAGTTTCTACTTTCTTATATAATTCTTCTATTTTAAGTATTTGATTCATACTAGTAAGATAGCATTGAAGACGTTCCGTATATAGCAGTTGAGCTTGAGTATCTTGCCTTTGGAGCGCTCATCATATAACTTTCATTGCCTATAGCCTTCATTGCACTAAACCTTGAATTTTCCATTGCATTTATTGCTCTCTGCCTAACACTAGCTCCCATAGAACTTGACATACCAGGAGTTGGGCCACGATTCCAAGAAATACCACCCATTCGACCTGATCTCATATATTGAGCGCCTTTGTTTCTAACATCAAAAACCTTGAAAGCAGTATAGCCAGCTGCAGCGGCAACCGCTCCGCCAGTCAAACCAATTGCAGGATTTAATAAAGCACCAGCAATGACTTTATTTTGGACTAGTCCAGTAGTTATTCCAAGTGCTGTATTTCCTATTCCACCTAAGACACCTCCAGTGCGGTATCCAGACTTAAAGTCACCTATTGCGCCATAACCCATTAGGGCAGGAGCAATCATCGTAGATAATCCGCCCATTTTGACTAGTTGCTTATTCAGCCATCCATCGCCAACAGAGTCAAGTAGCTTAAATCCAGAGTAACGTGCACCATGAAAAAACTTAGCTATACCACTAGATCTACTAGCTGATGTGCTAATATAATTTTTCCATCCTTGGTAGGCATCATCTAAGTTATTAGCAACTTGCCAAAAAGCTTCTTCAGCACGGTATACAGGGTGGACATATCCGGTAGACCCAAGAGCCTTACCAAAGAATGAGTCTAGGAAACCTGAAGCTTTGCCACTCTGGTCAAAGCCACTAATTCTGCGGTTAAGACCAAAGTCGTTAATGACTGACCCAATACCGGCAAAAAAACCTCTAGTAGTTAAATCTAGCTCACCTTGGATAAATCCACTGTTATAGATTCTTGAACCAGTATTCCTATTAATTGTGCCACCACCTGGTCCAGACATAATATTTCCTAGTACACTTGGAATTTTGGCTGCTTTCGCTCCCTTATACGCAGCAACACCTAATCCTGTTGCTACTCCTATCCCTCCTATTATAGCAGCGCCTGTTATCAGGGTAGAGCCTAATCCACCGCCACCACCCACTGCACCGGTCGAGGCTGAAGCTACAGCAGGAACACCAATACCTAAGGCTAATGCTAATCCTCCAACTTTTCCTATTTTAACTAATTTTTCTAAAACCTCTCGTCCAAACTTAGCTTCTAACCTTGCTGCACTTCCCTTTGGGCTAAGAAATTGTGCCCTTAAATGATTCGTTCGAACTGACCTAAATGTAGGACCAGCAGGGGCCGGAGGAAGTCCTCCTTCTTTATCTACAGCTTTTGCTATTTCTTTCGAATTCTCAATTATATTATTCAGCATCTCTTTTGGAGATAAATTATTTACAACAGCAGTTTTTACTGAGCCTATAGTCTCCTCCAGCCTTGCATCACCCGCTACATCAATTTGATATGGATTAGCAGGATAAATGGGCAAAATATGTTCATCTAACTCATTTCTTCTTAAGAATGAACGAAGTTCAGTACTTTCTGGAGTATAGCCTAAAAGGCTACGTATCTCTTTGTCAAATGCCTCAGTTTCTGGATCAAAATCAAGACTTGACAACTGCTCTGCAAAAGGAGCACCAAAAACTGCATCAAGATCAAGATGTTGATTTTCTTGAATAAGACTTTTAATTTTTTCAATAGTTTCAGGCTTACCTAAAAAATATCCTTTATTTCCAAGTTCAAACTCTTCTTCAAATTCAACTAAAGCTCCAGAACCTTTCATTTGAACGGCAGTTTTTGCTGCTTTAAGAGGACTATTATCATCAGGCGTAGTACTGAGCAGGAAAGATTTTTTAAATTCTTCTTTGGTCCCAGCAAAAAATAATGCTGGCCTCCTACCATGAATAACATCCTCCATTTCGGTCAGAGGACTTACTAAATCAAAACCCATCCTAGAAGCTTCTGTTACTTTTTCTCTTGTACTTGAAACTGGAAGAATTGAAGTATGTGAACTAATAGATGGATTAAATGTTGAGACCGGATCATCAATTACTTCCAGCTTACTACTACCAACAAAACTCGGAACTGTAGATTCAGGTGATCTGATTTTTAAAAAAGGATATTTACCTTGAACTTGATTAGGATAACAACATGCTACATATGCATTTTTAAGGTCATCTACCCGTTCAAGAGGTAATTTACCGCCTGCGTCATATAAGTCTCCTTCTGATGAACCATGAATAGTAACAAATTGCTCCCTCGGGTTACCATGAATTGTTAAGTCTCTAGGAGATCCTTTTTCTATATATTCCCTTTCTAGCCGCTCTCTCTGGCTAGGTAATGCGATGTCTGCTTGCACTCCGTGGACTCTACCAAACGTTGTAAAATTGTCCATGAGTTGCCCATGCTCTGAAAGCATAGGATTCCCAGCAATTACCTGCTCAATTTGTTTAAATGCGACATCTTGTCGGAAAGCTGCTTCTTTGTAATAATCCACACCAAGAGAAAAAGCTTCAGTATTTGAAGCAAGAGGGCGTACAGTTTCTGAAGGATCCCCAAACCAATGTTTAGTAAGTCGATCTCTTTCTTTTCTTAACTCTTCATTAAAATGAAAATCTTGGCGCTTACCTAAAAAATCTTTAACCTCAGGAGCATTTTTCCAAGCAGATATAAGCGCAGGATAACCTTGGCTAGTATCTACACCTTGACTTTTAAAGAAATCAAGAGCATCATTACTGCCTACAAACTCAGCAAAGGGAATAAGTTTTCCGTCTCTAAAAAACATAATCTTATCCTCTTCTTAATGTGCTAAACGCCATCTGATTTATAACTTTTTTAAGATATTGATTCTCAGCCATGTTAACCTCTTATTTAATAGGATAGTACAGGAGTTATCCCATGTATTGCAGTTGAATTGGCATATCTGCTTTTGGGTGCATTCATCATGTAACTTTCATTTCCCATTGCTTTCATTGCATTAAATCTTGAGTTATTCATAGCATTAAGTCCGCGCTGTCTTGCTGTTGCTGCCATTGAGCCAGACATACCTGGCGTAGGCCCACGGTTCCATGATAGTCCACCCATGCGGCCAGACCTTATATACTCAGCGCCTTTGTTTCTTACGTCAAAGATCTTAAAGGCAGTATATCCCGCCGCTGCTGTAATACCTGCACCAAGCAAACCAGTTGCTGGATTAAGAAGAATACCTGCAATAACTTTATTCTGAACTAACCCACTTATAAGACCTGTCACAGTTTTGAATGCGCCACCAATTAAGCCACCTCTCCTATAACCCTCTTTAAAGTCACCTAAAGCACCATGTGCCATAAGTGCAGGTGCAATTATAGTAGAAAAACCGCCAGCCTTAACCAACTGCTTATTAAGCCATCCATCTCCAACAGAATCTAAAATCTTAAAACCACGATATCTAACTCCTTGAAAAAGTTTAGTAATTCCACTTGAGTTATCGTACGAAGTTTTTACAAAATCTTTCCATCCTTTGTATGCATCATCTAAGTTACTTGCAACTCTCCAAGTGGCTTCTTCTGCCCTGAAAACAGGGTGAACATATCCGTCTTGTTTTAATGCTTTACCAAAAAGCGAATCAATAAAACTATCAGGTTTACCACTGGTATCAAAGCTGCCAGTTCTTCTGTTAAAACCAAAGTCATTAATTACTGAACCAATACCAGCAAAAAATCCTCTAGTTGTAAGATCAAGTTCTTCTTGGACAAATCCGCTATTGTAAATCCAAGAACCCCTATTCCTATTTACTGCACCTGCTGCGGCTCCTGCCGCACCTGCCGCCCCACCACCTGCTGCTCCTCCAGCAACCCTTGGATTTAAACCTGCTTTTCTTATCTTCGAATAAGAATAAGCTCCAACTCCAGCAACAGTAGCAACCCCAACAGCCCCAGCTCCAATAGCTAAAGTACTACCAAGTCCGCCATCTACTGGACTAGTGCCTGTCGAGGCAGATGCTATAGAAGGAAAACCAATCCCTATACCTAGCGCAGCAGCAAGTCCAGCTATAGGAGCAATTGTGCGGCCTATATTTATTTTCTTAGTTATTTTTTCAATTGCAGTTTCAACTGTGCGAAGACTTTTTCCGCCAGGAATTAAATCAGTAGGGAGATCTCCAATAAAAGTTTCTATATTTTTAGCTATATTTTCTTGTATATCTCTTGGCTTTAATCCGGATATAAGTGCTTGGTCAATTGTAGGACTGCTTTTTATTTCCTTTTCTACAAACTCAGTAATAGGATATTCGCCGTCCGCATGCGTACTACCTAATGCGTCTTTCACAGCAGGAGAGTTAGTAAATTCTAATAAATCAATTCCTTCGTCACTAAATCCTAAAGCTTTGGCTACTTCTCTACGATACTCTGTTGTGTTTTGTGTTTTGGCAGTTGCATGTTTTCTTATAATGTCAATAATAGGAACAATATCCTCTGCTTTCCCAAAAACATGCTCATAAAAATTTGTAGCATTTGGGACTAAATCTCCTACCCGGACACTTTTAAATCCACCAGCTTCAGTAAAAAGTCCGCCAGTTCTAGTAGCTTTTTTAAAATCTTCATGTACTTTTTCTAGATATTTGTCAGATTTATTCTCTGATCTTAACAAATCAAGTTTTTCTGCTGGATTTGGACCCATATATATAGGTCCTCTAGACTGCATTGTTAAATCTATTCTACTTGGAACATCCAAAACTGTTGGAGAATGTCTTGCTAGTGCCTCTTTTCTTTCATAAACAGCAGGAGAGAGTTCGTCATGTCCTGTTACAAGCCATTGGTACTCGGAGCCTGCATCTTCTCCAAAACCACCATGATATTTTGAATAAAACTCCACCATGCTTTTCGTTTTTGATTCGGGATCAGCCATTCTAAGAAAACGATATCGTTGTCCAACTTGATTAGGATAACAAGTTGCTACATATAAATCTTCTACAGAATTGCTAAGATCTGATACGTCTTTATCAGTTAATACCTTAAATGGGTTAAACACACTTGTGGCCATCTCTCCTGTAGGACTGCCATGGATAGTCAAGAGATTTATTCTTTCGCCCGGAGAAGTACCTCTAATTTGCTCTCCAAAAATTTGCACACCACGAAAAAGAGATTCGCCTTTATTATCGAAATCATTAGCCAGATCTCTTGCCGAACTTCCATCAAGAGGCTTAAATGCCATAAGCTTATTCGTAAATGCTTTACCAGACCTACGTGTATCAGGATTTAGACTTCCTAATACACTAGTCATCATATAAGGAAAACGCCTTGCTTGCTGATGCATCTCTGCTATGTCTGCATAAAACTTTCTATTAGCTCTATAGTCAACTTTTGGTGATAGACTTTTTGGATTAAGCGACACACTACCATTCTGTCGTATTAAGGAACTTTCATTCCTGTCTGTCATTTGTGGAGGGTGGAGTTCTGATATCTTATCGGGCCCAAAAAAATCTTTTACCTTATTGGTAATCTTTGTGCTAATATTGTTACGAAGAAAATTTAAAAGCTTATTCATACTTTTTATCCTCTTCTTAGTGCACTCAAGGCAAGGGTTAGATTACCATCATCATGATACTGGCCCGGTCTAGATCTACTTCTAGTAGGTTTAAGGCTTGGATTTTGGAAATACAACTCATCCGCATCATTAAGTCCGATCATTGATGGGTTTGTCATCCTAACTCTATTAGAGTTATCTGCTTGCATTTGAGCTTCTGCGCTAATATTTTGTTTGGTCATGCCTCCTAATGCATTAATAGGATGATCCGCAGGTGCACCATAGGCAGAAGCTTTTGTTGCTGCACCTACAAATCCAGCTGCGGCCCCTGCGCCTCCTAATCCAAACAATAGACCATTAGTTATATCTTTTCCCATTGCAGGTTGAATAGGCACCCCAGCAGGCGCTGCCGGTGCCTTCGCAGGTTGTCCAGGCTTTGCAGCTTTAGCAGCAGGAGTAACAGTATGAATGCCAGGTTTCGCAGGATCAAATTCGTATGATCTATTTACTCGATCAAAAGCTCTACCAGGAAGTTTACTTCCATCTCTGTATTGCTGTAAAACATTTAATTCATTTTTCTCAACTGCAGTAAGTTTACGACTATTTTTGCCTATATCGTCTAGTTGCAATTGTCTTTGTGCAACAGTAGGACTCTGTACATCCCTTTCACGATAAGGTTTAAGAACATCATTTTCATAAGTATGGGCAGCATATCTACCAAGATAAATAGGAGCACCAGCCGCCATACCAGCTGCACCTGCACCAATTCTTCCAATATCTTGCAATGCCGCACCTCCTAGGTCTACTGATCCAGGATCAACAATTGCATTCTTATCAGTCTTTTCAAATATTTTTGCTAATTTACTAGTTTCTGCATTCTCAGCAATAGGTGTATTCTTTTTTTGTTGGGCCAACATTTCTTTCTTCGAGTTCTGTGCTGCCTTTAATTGTTCTCTGGCTGCTGTTTCTTCGCTAGCCGCAACAGCATGTTCCTCATAATCTTGGCTAAATTCTTCTGCACCTTTGCCTGCAGGTCTCGGCCTTCTGTGACCAGGAAGAGTATGAGTAGGAGGCGCTGGAGGAGGAGGCGGCGGTGGCGCAGGAGGTTTAGGTGGCTTTGAAGGAAACCCACCACCAAAAGCAGGTCCAAGTTTATCCAGTCGGGCTGTCTCTGCTTGCCTCTGTGCATCTGTCATTGGAGATGGGTACGCAGAAGATGGACCCACAGGTGTGTTTGACATAGGCAACGGTGGGGAGGTCGGCGCTGAAGCAGGTGTCGGAGCCTTTGCAGATCTTCCTCGCTTTGGAGCTTCATACTTAATTTCAGGAGGAGTATATGCAGGACTAGCTGGCGTACCCTTTACTTGTCGATTCATTTCGTCTAGTTGTTGCCTTGCCCAATCCTGACTCTCACCTTTAAAAGGGTTAGCACTGTCAGCCCCTTCAAAATTTTCTGGATTTGTGGGATCAATCCTAGATTCTAAATTTGCCATTCTCTCTTTCCGAGCCTCTAACTCTTCTGGAGTTGCTACTTTTACCCCATTCTTAGCTGCAGCTCTATTGCCCTCTAATTCCTCTGTAAGCTTTGCTTGCCTTGAATTTAATCCTTCAAGTCTTTCATTTAAATGAGCTTGGTTATTATTCAATGATGAGGTAATTGTTCCAATCTCGGCTTTTTGATTTGGATCAGTTAAAAGTTTTTGAATATCGGCATCATGTGCATTATTATCTAACCCTACACTTTTTGCCAATCGAGCTCTTCTCCTCATTAGGTTGCGAGCTTCAATCGCTTGTTTTTCCATTTCTTCTGGCGTAAGTTTAGGTGCACTTCCAAGATGCTTATTAATTCCACCTATTTCACGATTAACTTGATTTAATTCACGATCAATCTGATCCGTTGGTCGACTTATAACAGTAGGCGCAGTAGCCGGAGTAGCAGGTCTTGGTTGCCATTTCTTTACTACTTCTTCTTGTTTGGCTTTTGCTGCTTGTGCCGCTTGACTAGCAGCGTGGATATCTCTATCAACTCCTGGCAATTTACCTTTAACTTTCTCGACAGCGGCTGCTGCTTGCTTCTGTCTCTGTACTGCCATAGTTGGAGTACTTCCAACAGCTTCCATTACGGAGTCAGTGTATCCTTCAAAGTCTGTAACATCTCCACCAGCTACTCTTTGAAATCCTTGTCTAAGTGCTCCAAATAAAGTCTTTGGTCTATTAGGATTAACAGCATCGTAAGCCTTTAATCCTTCAGAGCTCATCATTGATCTACCTATGCCTCTTAATGCATAGTCTCCACCTTGTAACACTACACCGGCCGCTGCACCAACTGCAGCACCAGAAACTGCTGCTCCTAATCTTCCGGCAACAGGAGTTGCTCCTAAAACTTCATCCTCTTCTGGGTTATAGTTATAGGCAGATCTAGCAGCATTAGCAACAGCGCCAACTCCAGCTAAACCTAAGGTTCCACCTGCGTGCTTGAAAAAATTAACAATTGCATTTGCCATTATCTCCGCTCCTTGCGTCTACCTCTGTTTCGCTCTAAGCCTCCAGCCATTGCTACAGTTTGCATATCAGCCATAACATTTTTTCTATTACTAGAAAGTGCATTTACAGAATGGAATATTTCATTGTAATCATTATAAGACATATCCATTGCATAGCTCATTTCTTCATTTCTTGCCTGTGAAGCCTCTATTGCCTGTTGTTTTGACGTACCAGGACTTCTATCAAATTTGAATTTATAAGCGTTTGACGGACTTAAAACGTTGTAACCTTTTCGTTCTTTTCCTCCTACGCCCACGTGTACGCCCGCGTAGAATGGATCGGCAAATAATCCCTTATTAGACGCTCTGGCAACTCTTTCAGCTGCATTAAATTGCTTCTGACTTACAAGATCTTCTTGTGCACTATTTCTATATAGTATAGTTGCTAAGCCTTGGTTTACCATTTCATAAGAGTAGTTAATCCCAGAATCGTCTGTGACGATACCAACTGAACGACCAAAAGTACTACCTTGACCTACGGCAACAGTAGCTCCACTTCTTGCTGAAAGAACGTTAGACAAGTATTGTTTGCCAGGTTGAGAGAACGGCATTTCTCCTGGGCCACCAAAGCCTTCATGTGCAGTTTCAGGCGCATCTATGCCAGAAAGACGCACACTTCCAAGTTTACGTTGGCCTATACCCATAAAACCTTTGCTAATAATTTCAACAGTATCTGCGTCACCAACTGCATAGTCAACTTTACTGGAATCAATAGCAGAAACAGCAAATCCTGCAGGATTCATTTTATCTATATTTGTGTTGGTAGCTACCATCACGTTCTTCATTCCTCCGCTTTGGCTACCTCTTACATCTTCAGGGTTATAAATTTTTCTTTCATCACCAGACATTTTTAATATATCTTTTGTCGTTGGCTTGTAGCTAGGCATATCAAGCATATAATTACCTGAAACCCCAGCCGCTATAATGCCAGCACCTCCCATCATACGAATTCCTCTACCGGCATTCTTCATTATATATTCAGATATCTCAGGACTTGCCCCTGACATCTTGCTTAACAGTCCACTTTCTAATCCTCTAGGGCTGAAAAGAACTGACCCTAGCGTATCAATTCCAAGTTTTAATTTATCTTTTGCGGAAGTAGCAAAATTGTAAACTTTTCCAACTGTTTCATAGTTTGGCGTTTGGACTTTAGGAGTTGAATACTCTCCTGTGGCTACAAGTTCTTTTTTTCTTTCTGAGATAGCTTCATACAGAAAATCAGCTGCAGAACTAGCTCTCTGTGCAACTGAAGTAGGTCCAAGCCTGTCCTTGATACCTTGCAAAACAGGCATTAAAGCGCTATCCATATCCTTTTTAAAACCATCAGCGCCAGACATCCTTAATGCTAGGGAGGCTCTAGAAACTTCATCTTCTGACATATTAGGAGTAACAGATATACCTTGTTCACCTAGGGTTTTAATTTGCTCTTGTGAAAATAAAGTCCCGGCAGCATGTCTTGAGCTAAGACCACTTTTTAAAGTACCAAGCCGGGTCTCAAGATCTTCAGCATTTATTCCTTTTGCTTTGAGATTATCTCCTTCTGCATATCTTTTAATTAAAGTCTTTTTTACTTTGGACCTAGCTGAAGTTTGCATTTCTTCAAGAGTTAAAACTGGACTCGATGGACCAGGCGTATTCAAGTAGTTACTAATAATGTCTTCGGTTGAGTGGCCTAGTCCTTGGAGATTCTCAAAAGTTCCTGGCCCAAACCTTAAGTCAACTTCACTACTAGTAGCACTAGAAAGTTCTCTTTGGTATTCGTCTCTTATAAAGTTCTGAATATTCCAATCTGACTGAGTTTTTAAAACACTGACTTCTGTACCAGATCCAGTTAACATTGTGTGTTTTACTTTCCCAACGGCCATTGGCATAGAAAATGCTTCATGCATTGCTGGGTTTACATTGATAGTTTGCAAGGCACCTGCTTCATCGGTGTATGTATGCGTAATCATCTTAGCAGGATTAGGTGCGTATAATCCTCCACTTACCCCAGTATAACTATCAACCGTCTCACTTAGTCGTAAAAGCTCTTTATCAAGATTGTAAGATCTTGTTAGCTCCGAGTGTGTACCTCTGGTGACTCCACGTAATTGACTAGTTTTAACGCTTCCTTGCCGACTACCCAAAGGGTCATCTCCTAGCCAAGAACTATCAATCTCTAAATTTGTATCCTTAACCTTAGCAAGTTCTAACCATCCTAATTTCTTAGAATCACCTAGTATTGACAGCGAAGAGATAACAGATCTGACCTGATCAAGTGCCGACCCAGACTCTTTTCCTCTATATATATTAGAAATATCGCTAACAACTTCTCCTAGCTTTCCTTCCTGTAATAGCCGACCCTGGACCATAACGTCAGACAAAGCTTTGTGAGCTTCATCAAACCCAAGTATTATCTGCGAAGCTAAGTTAATGTTAGTTCCAGAGGCAACGTCGCCACTTGTCTCAATTAATCCAGTCTGCATTAGTCCGGAAAAAGCCATCTTTGTTAAATCAAGCTGGTCTCTTGTATTCAATCCAGCTGACACATTCTTCACATAAGCAGGTAATAGAGAAATTAAATCTTCATTCTTGCCCTGTTCTTTTAAGACTCTAGCCTGTTCTGTAAAGAAGAAATTATTAGCATCAAGAATATTTCTTTTTCTCTCACTGCGCCAAGTTGCGGAAAGCATACTTCTCATATCTCTAAGGCTAGTAATTTTTCCACCAAAGGCTTTTACAACGTCTTTATCTTTGTTTAAATAGTTGCCATGATTTTCTAGTGAAGGCTCAAACGCGTCCTGAACACCACTACCTTTCTGTGTTAAGAAATGCTCCCATAACTTGCCTACTCGAAAAGATTCATACGGCAAATTAGCAGCCATAAGGGTTCTGCCTTGCTTACTTCCTTCCTTCGCAAATAGCATAGAATACTTTGCGCCTTCTTTCTGGCTGTAAACTCTTTGTCCAGACTTTAACTCTACATAACCCTTATCTTGGAGTTGCTTTTGTAGTTCTTGAATTCTAGCTTCGCTTATAATCTTGTCCCCTGTGGGACCTTCTCCGTATTCTTCATAAAATTCACTAAGCCAAGGAAACTTGCCACTAGCCCAGGTACCAAATCTTTGCTTAAACTCAGCCTCGCTTCTTGGAATATAACTAAAGCTTCTAAACGTAGCTTTTCTACTTCCGTCTGGGGCATCTTCTACATCTCTAATAATTGCCTCAGGTACAAGATTCATTGAAAGAAAACCTTGTGCCATTTGCTCTTTAGGAGACATTCTCTCAATGGCGTCTGTTGCGCCAAGTGCAGCAGTATGATCACTTGCACCAACTGTTTTCTTTAACTCGTCAAGTCTAGCCATGTCACCCATAGCTATCTGAAGAATTGGAGCATCCTTAAAAAGACCACCAGTTTCAATGTCAATAATTAAAGCATTCTTGACAATATCATCTAACTTAAAATTAAATCCTGCCATTGCCATAGCTTCAAGTTTTAATTGCTTAATAGCTGTGCTTGTTAGTCCACCAATCATCTCAGAAGGCCTTGCCTTATCTTTGCCAACGGAGAAATTAGCCATTTGCTTGCCAACTTCTCTGTACATTCTTACTGCATCTTTCTTTACCTCATCTGTGTAAGAAAAGAAATTATCAGTATTCTCTGTTCCTATCAAGGTTTCCATAGTTGTGACAATCTTTTTATTGGCACCACTTATGTCATTGATAAACTTTGTAGCACCAAGAGTTGCCTTATAGGTACCCTTAAGTATTGACGTAGAAAGAGTAAAAGTTCCACGAACCGCAGCATCTACACCAGATATAAAGTTAGTATGGTCGTACTTGCCTTTAAGCGCAGTGATAGCTTTAATAGGATCAGCATCAGGATTAACAAAGTAATCCTTTAAGGTATATACCTTATCTCCTTTCCCATCTGCCATAACTTAACCTTAGTCATCGTCAAAGTCCATTGGATCTACAGTATTATCCCTTATTAAACTATTAATCTTGCTTAATGCAGCAGACATTTTTGTCATAGTTGAACTAACGCTCTCAGCCTTAGTAGCTTCTATCTTTGCTCTGGCATTTAGCTTGGCTTCTGGGGTACTTAATAGCTCCTTCATTAGTTGACTACGCATTTTCTGAAAACGCTCTTTCAATGCAAAGGCAGGATGTTCCTTCATCGCAGTCTTAACAGGATTACCATGCATATCATTGCTTAGTACGGCTTCCTGCATTAGGTCTCGACCTTCACCAAGGCTATCACCTTGACTTAATAGCATATTAACTCGAATCTCATAGATATCTAACTCAGCCAACTTAGTAGCTAAGCTAACAATAGTAGGAGTAATGTAATTTAAATTATGAAAGTTTTCACTACAGTATTGCTTAACCTTAACCTGAAGAATACTTGCTTCTACGGGGCAAGGTTGAAGCAAGGGGAATTTACTAGCAGCAAGATCAACACTACCGTTATCTCTCTTAACAGCAAACCAACAAGAACTACGGATTGGACAACTCTCATAGCCTTTACAGATTAAGGGTACACTAGCATAAGTTCCATGCTTAACAGCGGCAAGATGCGACCTCATTCTAGCAGCACTCTGAGGTGTTATATGTAAGTCTCTATATAAATCAGGGTCACTACCAAGAAACGCCCCTAAACTACTATTAGAAAAAAAGTTAGCAGCATCTACAGTGCCAAGATCACTACTATCTAAGGCACTTTGAAAAGCATCACGTAAGCTAATACTAGTAGAAGAAGTATTATCAAGGGGCTCAACTCTTTCCAATAGTGTTTCATCGTTATCTAAAAGCTCACCTACTCTGTCAAGTAGAACTTGGGTATTAGCCTCCACGCCGCCGAGACCATTAGCATTTCTATTACCTGAAATCATACTAGAGTCTTTCAGGAGGGGTGAGGTCTTATCAAAGGCTTTATCCTCAGATATTTCCATTTGCCTAGTAGGTAGTCCCTTAGCACTAGAACTAATGTCTACATTTTCCTCTAATGCATTTAAATCAAAAGGCATCCCTTCCTCCTTTGAGGAGAACTCCAATCTATTAGATAGCTTACTAGACAATGTATAAGGATCTATAACTTGTCCAGTCATAGTACCAGTATAAGTAGGGTTCTCTAAACGCGGTGCATTCTTATAGGGATTATCGGCTCCACGCCCTGCACTGTTGTCGTGTGAGGATCTAGGTTTATTCCTATTAGCCTTGTTTATATCATTGTAATGAGCCAAAACAGAATTCTTCTTACTAGTAATCAAACTAAAGTTTAAACTTTACTAACTTGATACCATAAGAAACCATAAGAAACGCTATACATGGGAAAAAGAACTACGTGAGGGGGAAAGGGTCATAGGCTTAGGGCAAAAGGCCTTTATATATATTTTTATATATTTATATATATTTTTTATAGAAAAGAGTGAAAGGCCAAGTATTAAGGTATAGGTACAGCCTCTATTTATATATATATTTTTTTTTCGGAAAAGAGCGGGTACTTATACTCCTGGGCCCCTATACTTACCCATACCCTATTCGTTTTTAGCCCACCCCCTTTTAAGACTATGTACTAAGGGATGAGGGTCTTTCCAACTCTCACCAACTGCTAGCGATTCCGCTAGCTTTGGACATCGCCCCCACAAGGGCAGTAAGGAACGCCATGTGCACGCTCGCACAAACCCCTACCACCATCACCAACACCATCATCAATAACAAGACTATGAATAATAACACTCATAGCAACAACAAGGTGACTGTCATGACTAGCCTGATCAACGTTCTTTTCAATAGCAATAACCCCAGCTACCAGGCTGATAACGAGGTGGACGCCATGTCGAATAAGATTCAGTATACGAATGAGTATGAGGTTGACCTCAATAATAATCACCCGGTGTACAGTGATGTTACCGAAGATGCGCAGTTTGAGGCTGAGATTGAGGCCCTGTACGAGGATGACAGCGAGATGCCTGTGATGAGCACTGCTAGCATGGAGGCTATCATGGCCTTTGCTGCACAGCAGGCTTGGGTTAAGAAGGATGTCAATAACAACGTCAATTCCGACGTTAATGAAGAGGATGTCATGAAGAACGAGGAGAATAAGATGTTTAGTATTGTACCTGTGTTGGCCATTGCTAGTGCAAACATGACTCAGGATAGGATCATGATTGTTATCGCGTTGATTGCCATGGTTGTCGCAATGATTGCTGCAGTTGTTGCTATGTTCTGGTATGAGAACAAGCAGAAGACTGATAAGCTTGCTAAGCAAGTGCGCAAGATGGCTGCTGAGAGTGAGCAGCAGCGCATGCATGACGCCTTCTACATGATGGAGCGTCGTGAGCGTAACATTGCATATGCGCGTCAGCAGGCGTTGGATCAGGCAGAGCGCATTGCTCGTCTTGAGCGTGAAGCTGCTGAGCATGAGGCGTGGTGCCGCCAGGAGGAAGAGCGCGAAGCTCAGCGAATTGCACGCAATGCCCGGCTTTCCCTTGAAATCGCAGAAAGACAGCGCAAAAATCTTGAGATGCAAGCAGAACTTGGCTGTAAGCAGAGCGCAGAGACGATGAAGTACCAGGACTTTATCAAATCGATCGAAAACGCTACCGATATTAATGCCCTCTGGACTATGTTTGATACGCAACTCAAGGAAGAGATTACTTTTGAGTCCTTTATCAAGGCTGAAAAGAATCTTCAAGAGTCTGCGGACTACAGTTTCTTCTACAAGAATGCTAGTATTCAAGGCATCCGTTCGTACTGGCTAATGCTGGCTAACGTTGACGAAAGCAATCGTAATGCTGCGGCCTATAACAATTTGGCCATCAAGTTCTCAGAATTTGCTCGCGCTCTCGAAAAAGCCATGAGAAATAGCGAAAATGAATACTACCACTTTATCTGCCAAACAAATTGGCAGCATGGTTACAACTGGCAGGCCTATCGTATTCTCACGAAGGCTGAGTGGCAAGCGGCAAAGTTGCTCATTGAGAAGAAGACCATTCAATTCTTTAGCCGCTGGTGCTTGCCGCTTAATGACGCGGCAACAGGTGGTTTGCTCGTTGCTATGAGCAAAGACGCTGCTTTTGCTGACGAAATGCATGCAATGAAGACTGAGGAAAACTTCTGGTGCAGCAAAGAAATGAATGCTGAGAAAAACCTCTGGAAGGCTAATCAGTGGAAGACTTATGCTCAGCGCTATAACAAGGTCAAGCAGCTCAAGGAAGACTTGATGCCTATCTTTGCTCTTGAGGAAGTTGCAATCTGCAAGCTTACGACTGACGTTGTTGTTGGCTTCAAGTTTGGTAGCAAAGAATTCAAGAGCTGTGACGTAGCTGACACTGAGCAGGTTGAGAAGATTCTTGCTGCTGGCTACGATCAGGTTCTTCGTATTCGTCGTACGGATGCCGCTGGTATGTGGAATGAGTCTCAGCAGATCAACAGCAAGTACACGGGTAAGTTCTGCACCGGTCATGGCACTCAGCAGAGCCATGGTTACTACCAGGAGAAGTTCCTCAATGGTACGAATATCCCCTGGATTGCAGACATCCAGATCAACGGCGAATGGGATAACTTTGGCGTTATCCTTACGAACAGTGCTGGTGTTGTTGACTTCGGTATGGGCGATAACAACCGCAGTAGCAAGCACCGTCCTATTCTGATTGGTATGTTTGGTGACGGCGAAAGCTCGGAGACCAAGAAGACCCCGGGTCAGATTGAGGCCATGAAAATCTCTAACACCTGGTTTATCCAGCGTGAATTCAATATCAACCATGTTGTGGCGCAGATCAAGGCTAAGCTTGCTGCCGATAGCTACAACGATGTCTGGTAATACAATGAAAATCAACACCCTCAACACCAACAAGGTGAACGTCATGAATAAGATTACTGAAGAAATCGCCGTTTCGGCTAAGATGGAGGAAACCATGAAGACTATGCGTGTTATTCACTGGACTGCGCCTAACTTTGGCGACATCATTGCTAAGGATGGCGTTCCCGCAATGGAAGTCACCAATCACCTTCACCCGGAAGGAAAGAAAGTGATGGGCACTTGGGCTGTTCCGGCAAATGCCAATCTGGATGCTTTCTGGGCTGCATACATTACCAAGAAGCACTCTTCGAGTGCTGTACAGGTAATCGCGGACGTTCCGATCTCCACTATCAAAGTCATGAAGGAAGGATTCCCGATTAAGTTCAATCTTGATCGTTGCAATGACCCTGTTATCTTTCGTGAGCTTGCTGAGCTTATGATGGACAACGACAACGGCCTGATCTGCTCTGAAGGTATCAAGCATGAGTGGATTGTTGAGGTCAACTATGCAGTTGAAATCTACAAGCCTGAAATTATGCTTGCACGAGAAATCAGAAAGTCTCCTCCTTTTCGCGACTGGAAGCCGACTGGACTTGACTGGGAAGGCGGTTGTCCTGCTTGTTCTCGCGTCGGTGACTACCTGTTCGAAGGGTACGCTCAGCGCTTTGGTCTTTGCGACGACTATAGCCTCGCTCGCAACCGTTCCATTGGCACAAAGGATGACAACTTTGACTTTATCGACCTTTTCGCCTGCGAAATCGTAAAGGTGTACTAATGAACACCATCGACAATTCTGTCGTCAACAAGGAGTCTGCTATGTCAATTGCATTCGTCATTTTTGCCATCCTGGCTATCATCACCGCTGTCTGGAAGGGGTCTGTCATGAACAAGTTTGTTGCCAACAAGGAGTCCGTCATGCTTGTCGTTAGCAAGAGGTCCATTGGGCTTGCGTTCAGCATTGTCTGCACTGCAGCTCTCTTCATTCCCTACGCCCTTGTGGCTACGTTCCAGGATATGGTCGTGTGCACTCTCGCACTTGCCCCCTTGGCATTTACTGCCATTGATATCCTCATCCACGTTGAGTACCATGACGATGTGCGCAGCATTGCACTTGCAACCAACGCCTTCCATAATCTGAAGGTTAACGAGGCTCTTGTGAAAGCTAACTATGCGGAAATGATGGCAAAGATTGCAACCTTCCTTCTCCTCGTAATCACTACGGCTTGCGGTACCGATGCTAAGCCTGAGATTGAAAATGCGCAGTCGACCGCTAATGCTGTTACTAATTATGAGCAGGTTGATAATACTGCTAAGGCCTATGGCAAAATTGAGTCTCCTGTATACAAGGACGGTGAAGTTCTGTACGGCACCTGCAGCGCATGGAAATGGAACGGTAAGACCTACACCATCCAGCACTGCAATGACTACCTGGAAAAGCACGGCAACACAGACCGCGTCCAGCAGTCAACAGCCGATAACACTATCTCTGGTGACTTCTACAAGGAAGGTACAGAGTGCAGCCCTGATATCCGCTGGTGGGGCACAACCACCAATAAGTGGGTAACTATTCCTATGGAGCAGATCTTCAAGAAGACAAGAAACTATCTTGGTGCTCCTTACGAAATGCAACAAGAGCTTATTGACTCTAAGTATAAGGCTATTGCCGCTCTTAACGATTACAAGTACACAATCGAAGAGAACAGCATGAAGACTAATAGCGATAATACGAAGAAAGCAAAAGAAAAAGCACATGCAGCGTTCAACAAATTCTACAACCAGTTGAAGTACATCAAAGAGCACTACACAAGCCAAGAGTATCTCTGTGCTTCTTCTGTGGCGGAAGATAGCATCAAGAAGGGTGACTCTGGTGGCCCCATCATGCTTGGTGACGAAGTCATTGGTAGTGTCTCGTTTTTCGTTCGGACCGACAACCAGATGTTTGATGACTTCTATCCGGAAGCTCATAGCAACTATCAGGTCTCTTGCTTTGCTATGGTTGACAATAAGCCGGTTGCATCGCCGTTCATTGATGAAATGGCGTCAAGCTACTCGGATATCTTTAGCGATTACACGAATGTCTTTGACATCATTGAAATGCTGGGGTGGACTCATGAATAACGTTACTGTTCTAGACATTGCTGCTAACTCAACAAACAAGGAGAAGGTCATGGACAACTGGGAAGAAATGCAACAGGCCGAGCTTAAGGCGTACCGTGAGAGGGAGGACAAGATGAAGAAGGCAGACCGCCGCGAGAACATCCTCTTTGTGCTGGCAATGGTTGCAATCTTTGCAGCCTTTGCTGGTATCTTTGTGACCATGACGGGTAATAACACCCGCCTTCGCCAGGAAGAAGCTGCTGCGGCACGGAAGGAGGAAATCCGTCAGGCAGAGTGGGTTGCTAACAGCGACTATTACGAGGTTGTTCAGGAAGTGGAAGAATTCCTGGAAGAGAAGTACCGGGCAGAGAACAACATCCACCCTGGAATTGGTCCTGTCAACACCAGGGAAAATGAAGGCCCCCTTGATGAGAGCGGGAACTGCACTGCATGGAAGTGGAAAGGTAAGATCTACACGGCAGAGCACTGCACACGTAACGGTTACCGTGAAAACGCTGGCGATATCGTTGTGCCGGCTGACCATTATCCTAACGAAATCAAGGAAGATCTCTATGAGATTGGTCTTGAGTGCAGCACTGACTTCCGTTGGTGGGGTAAGACCACAGACATGTGGGGTTATGTGCCTTTTGAGCAGGTCTTTGACCACATGAAGAAGGGTACGCCTAGCATGAAAGAGCAGAATGACATGAGATGGGCATTCATTGATGCCAGAAAAGCACTTGAGGATGTAAGTCTGAAAAGCCCCGAGGTTATCTTCAAGAATCTTGTTGATACCTACAAGAGGTACATTGCAGGCGCTAGCAACCAACGCTTTATCTGTGCTGCCAGCCTCAGCCTTGAAGTTTCTCCTGACCATGGTGACTCTGGTGGGCCTTTGATGGCCGGCGATGAAGTGATTGGCTTCGTATCTTATGCGGAAAGCCCTCAGCGCCAAGCCCTTGGCACAGGTGATGCTGAAGACTTTCAAGTCAAGTACAATGATGCCTTGTACATTGGCCAAACTGACTGCTGGGGTAGCTTGGACCGCAGCAAGGATACGGTAAACCTGGCTTACGCCAAGGAAAACATGGAATGGTACAAGGACCTTTATCAACAGTTCCTGCTTAAATACGGGCAGGAGACTATCAGCAACTGGGAGAAGTAACATGATTGTCGTCCTGTTTGTCCTAATTTTCCTCCTTATTAAGGGGGAGATGACCGCCAAGGTTGCAGCTAACGCTGAGGCCAAGGCTATTGAAAAGGCTGCTGTCAAGAAGGCAGTGGCTCGCCGTTTCCGTCACTCCCGCATCGGCCGCATTGGCCGGCGTATCCACTAGTGCCTAGGGAGAACGTCATGGATAAGCAAATGAATGTATCTATTTGTACTATTACAAAGGTTGTTCCAATGAATGATATGAAGATTGATAGGCCTACCAAGGAGATTAAAATGGAAAAGGTTTTCGTTGGCGATATTCACGCACGTCCCTCTCTCGTCACTTCTGCCATTGAGATGGCAAACGGCAGAGACATTATCTTCCTCGGAGATATCTTCGATGGGGAAGGTGGCGCACAGGGTGCCAAGGATTGCCTTGACATCATTCGTGCCTCTGGCTCGGAGCTCATCTTGGGCAACCATGAGCTGTATCCTCTCTTCTTTGGCAATAGCCAGGAAGAATTGACAAAGGCTTGGAGCCTGCACTATAACCTGGCAGACGAAGACTATGTACGCATCTGGAATGAGTGGTGCAAGCTTCGTGCTCTACTTACGGAGGACGATATGGTCTGGTTGCGCTCTCGGCCTCTATGGGTCAAGGACACAACCTGGACGGCTGTCCATGCCAAACTTCCAGCTGGTAAATTGCCTCCTAGGTTTGTCAAAGGTAAGCCGACTGCAGCCCAGATCGAGCTTGTTGATAACACTGACCCTGATAACTTCTGGGCCAAAGATTACAAGGGTAAGCACGGGCTTGCTATTGTTGGTCATACTCGTCGTTCAAAGATTCCTCAGGGGCAATGCTCTTGGGATCATGTGCGCCTTATTGACTGGGATGCCAAAAAAGGTGGTCCTGGTTGTGTCTATGTGCTAGAGGAGGACAAGATGAGTGAGATTGTGAACCAACCTGAACCAACACCCCCACCGCCACTGGAGACTACAATGGCAATGAAGATCGCGCTCGACGCACTCATCCGCATGCTTACCCACGATGTCAAGATTGCCGCAATGTGTGGCATCAGCGACACCGGAAACCCGCACTACACGGAGCGCCCCATGAAGAACAAGAAGTCCCGTCCACCCAAGGATATCGTCATGCGTAACAAGTCCAAATCCCCCCGTCCTCCAAAGGATCTCGTCATGCGTCAGTCTCGTATGTCCCGCCGGTCTCGCCGTCGCCTCCTTCACCTCTGGCGCAAGCGTGCCGGCATCCGCTTCCACGGCGTGTCGGTCCCCCGCCCCGAGGTCCAATACATCTACACCGAGAGCTACAAGGTTGGGGGTGGCCGCAAGAGCGGTCACGTCGGCGGCTGGTCGATTGGCCTCATTGGTCAGCGCCAGAAAGAGAAAGCAACGGGGCCGGCGAACAATCGACCTGGCACTGCCCTTCGGAAGCTGCTCGCCAAGAAGGCAAACCGCGCCAACCGCTACACTCGCCCCGAGACTGCGGTGAAGATCGAGGTTGCTCAGCGCAAGGCTAAGGCCAAGCGCAACGAGCTTCCCATCCTTCGTGCACAGGCCAAGCCGTTCGTGGCAAAGCCTGTGGTCAAGAGCGCCGCAAAGGTCAAGGTCGTCCGTAACAACGACTACTTGGATGCCACCCGCCTCGTCAAGGCAGCATTCGGGCCTCGTTCGGCGAACACGGGGGTCAAGACCCTCGACAAGACCGTTCGCACCGCTCGTCGTGCTGCTGCCGCACGGCTCAGCTCCTTCTGCCGTTTTTGGAACGTCAATGAGGTCGGGGTGCGCTGGGCTGATCAGAACCCTGCCCAGATCGCCAACCAGAGTGCCACTGCCAAGGCTGCGCGTCTTGCTGTCGAAGCCGAGGTAAAGGCTGCACAGGCTGCAGTCCTCGCCAAGGTGGACGCCGAGAAGAAGGCCGTCAAGGCCAAGGTCACGGCAATCCGCGCTGCAATCGCTGCACGCAAGGCACAGGAGCTCTCGGAGGCTCGCGCTGCCAAGAGCGCCAAGGCGGCAACTCGCAAGGCCAAGGCTGCGAAGGCAAAGGCAAAGGTCAAGGCCGTGATCAAGGCCAAGGCTGGCATCACGACGGTCACCACGGTTGCGCCGACTGCTAAGCCTGCTGCTGCCAAGGTTATGGTCGTCATGACCAAGCCTGAGGCCGCTCCCAAGGCTGAGGTCAAGCCTGCCGTCAACGCACCCGCCAACGCACCCGCCAAGCCCCGTCTGGGCACCGGCTGTTCGTTCGTCTCGCTTCCTCACAACCTCCGGAAGGAGATCGCTGTGGTGAAGTTCGGTCGACCTGCTGCGCCTGCACGTGAGCATGCCCAGGTGACCATGTCTGACCTCAAGGCTGTGGCCAAGTTCCGCAAGCCTGTGGTTGCAACTGTGCCTATGGCCGACGCAGAGCCGCGTCCTTCCTTGCTTCTGCGACTGTTCGAGTTGCTTCCTGCGGTCAATCCTGCGCCTACAGCGCTCACGATTGAACAGGCTGCTGACTTGTTCATTGACGTAGTGATCGGTAAGAAGACCGAACTGCGCAATGACATCCAAGTTAGCCGGAAGATTAATCATGGAATTGTTAACTGTGCCAAAGTGGCAAAGGGGGTAAATCAATGAGTAAGATGACCAAAAACATGACCACCGAACAGAAGGAGGCCCTTATGAAGGCCAAGCAAATGCGTCTCGAACAGCGGCAATATATTGCCAATGAGATCCAGCCTGAAATGCCTGGGTTCTCGCTGTCAAACCTGATGAGTGTGCGTAAGCGCATCATTGCTCTAAAGGAGCAGGGAGTTGACATGTACCGCATTCGGTGCTTTGGCTCTGAGCGTCAGGTTAAGTGGTCGCCGCCGACGGGCCGGACCAAGGTGATCAAGGTAAAGGTCATGAATGTTGCGGCATTCAACAAGTTTGCCAGTATCCTCCTTGCCAATAAGGAAATGATGGCCTGGTTCAAGGAGGTTACTCATGAGCCTACCTGGGAGACCTTCTTCCAGGACATTGCCAAGCTGGCCAAGAAGAAGAATTGTATTGAAACATGGTCAGCTGCCGAATGGCACGTTGTTCGCAATCGGTACACTAGCACAGTTGAGCTTGTGAATAGCTTGTCTGTCAAGTTCCTGGGCGCGGTCATCGGCGAGGCATCCCTCAAGACCTGTGAAGTAACGGCTCTCTTCAACAAGGAGACGTATTACTTCCGCTGGGTTGATCCCCAGCAGGCGTGGGATGAATGCAAGAGCATCAATTCACGCTACAAGGGGCACTTCTGCGTTGGTGGTGGCACCTATCAACAGCAGATGAAGTCTGGACAATACCACGGCTATATTGTTGATAAAACAGTAGATGCCAAGACGGGCACCGATGGCAACGGGAATAAGTTCTCGTTTGGCTTTGTCCTGACTGCTGGCGGTGGTGTCTCTGACTGGGGCTTTGGCAATGAAAACCGCTGGGATGGCCAAGAAGAGCAACTTGCCAAGCAGGTGTTTGGAGAGGCCAAACTCAACCCCAATGGCCCTGAAGAGAAGTGGATCAGAATGATCCTTACGTCCTGGTACAAGATGCGGAAGATGACCTATAACGAATGGGTATCGGAAATCGAACGCATTACAGAGTTTGCAAAAACCACTGACGTGTACGAAAGTGGCGAGATTGCTCACTTTGGCAAAAGAGAGGAAGTTCTTACTTGGTCAAAAACTGGTAAGACTTGCATTCAAAACCTTGCCTGTGGAAGAGCAGTTCGGAATACATACCTGTGCGACAAGGGTGTATTTAGAGTCGAACTCGTTAATCGTGTTGTGGTAACCGCAACTGGCTTTGTAGAACAGGCTGTACCTCAGAACAAAAGGTACCAAAGGTTCTATCTGACCAATGTGGACAGCACGAGCCAAGCATATTATCATATGCTACGGTATCTGCAGCTTTTCAAAGCTAGTGAATGTAATGGTATGTATGCTTATGACTTGCATAATCTTGCGAATGAGCAGAGTGGTACCCTTTGGACTGACTGCAACCGTCCGGACTTGGATTGGGGGTACTTCGAAGACGAGTATCGTCAAAAGTGGGAAACAACAGAATATGGGATGCTTCCGCACCTTGCTGGTCTGTCTTTCCCGGAATTCAAGGCTCGGTACCATGCAGAGCTTCAAGAAAGCAAAGCCTCGCGTGCTGTCTACTCGCTGAAGACAAAACTACCAATGGCAAACTCTGAGTTGCGAGCTCAGGTTCACATGTTCGATAAAATCGACATGAATCTTCGTTTGTCCATGGTGCAGACGGATGTATCGGACAACAAGAAGGGTTCGTCTAGGAAGCAATTAGCCGGACTAGATCTGGCGATAAAGCTCTTTTTCGACTTCGGTTACGACTGGATGAAGACCAAGTGCGGCTTTATGTTGGTTCATCCTGAGATTGCAAAAGCTAATCCTCATCGGATGATGACTGCCGAAGAACGTGCAATGCTTAACTACACAGACTGCAACTCAAAGCATACATCAACTCGTGAGGGTTGGGACTCTGGCTTCAAGATGGAGACAGTATCAGTAGTTGCTCCGACTCTTCCTGTTGTTACAATGGATATGGGCGAATGGTAGAAAACATGAAACAGAACGTAACCATTTTGGTTACTGACAAGGAGGGTACTATGTACCGTAGCTATCGAGAGCATCTCGAGTATTCCGGGGTTAAGAGCCCCTATTCCGATCTTCCGGGCTTTGAAAGCCTCCTCGACCACCCTGTGGTTGAGAAAGGGCAGAAATGCCCGGACGGTCACGTTGCCCTCTTTGCTGTTAGCAGCATGGAGACGCTGATGGTGCCTAAGGCGCTGAAGGCAAAGCTTGTGGGTTCTGTTGGGTATACCAGCAAGACCGCTCAGAAGGGCCGCAAGTATGCGCGTTCCATGATGACGGCCACCTACAGCGCCATCGTATCTGCAACTGGCAAGGTTGTAGACATGGCTGACTTGGATCCTGCCTACAAGGCAATCCAGGACGGTGTCCACTACATGGGCACTGCAGAGCTCACCCCTGGCCCCATGACGCAGGGCATGCAGGTTCGCCGTGTGGTTAAGCTCGAAGCGTACTATAAGGGCGCAATGGGTGCGGTCAAGCTTTGGCTTCCGCCCCATGTCTTCCTGCTGAGCTCCGAAGGCAAGCAGGATCTCAAGCCTGATCTCTCTCCCGATGTTGCGCTTATGGTGCAGCCGACCGTTGGTGAGATGAAGTCTGAGCCTGGTGTCCTTCTCGGCGTCCAGAACTTGAGCGCCCTGTTTGGTCAGGTGCTCAACGACCCGAAGTTCCATGCGATCCTCAACGAGATGATTGACTGGAACATCTCGCACTGGGATGACTACGTCAAGAATGCCCTTAAGGGTCTCGATGGCGACGTCCTTGAGGCAACGGAAACGTCCTCAACATTCAAGGCAAAGATCACCAAGATGCTTCTTAGCCTTGGTGTTCACCCTGGCGCAATTCCTGCTACTGTGACTACTCTAGTCAACAGTGTCAGCGAAGACGTTACGCAGAGCAAGCTTCGCATCAACGCGGTTACAAAGGACGGCCCTTGTGGCTTTACCTCGTATCCCCGCGCTCTTGTCTGGCGTATGTTCCGTGACCTGTGGCTCCATGAGGAGAAGCAGGGTGCCTTTGCAAACGAAACCGCTGGCCTGAAGAAGCGTCGTCTTCTCATCATGGCTGAGCTTGACCGCAAGGCAAAGATCGAGGAAGCGTTCAACGCCAAGTCGGAACAGATCCTTGCCAAGACGGGATTTGCGGCAATTGCTATCACGGCAGAAGCTGCGAAGAACCTCAACGTTCCTGCTCTTAACATCCATGATGTGAAGGGTGAGAACGAGAAGGAGCTTGCCGTCAACCATCGGGATAGCCTTGGCGCTGCGGCTCGTTGGCCTACTTCGGCTAAGGTCGATGTGCGGGTTATCTATGTTGTCCTTAAGGACGACATGTTCCTGCACGCTACTGCATACTTCGGCAGCACGGAGATCATGCAGAAGGCTGTCCTTGTTAGCATGGACGGCGGTGACGCTGACGACAAGGCGTTCTTCCTGTGCGGTAAGCTTGGCTTGCTTGCGCTGCGTTCTATGAACCTGCGTAACTACAAGCTGAGCCAGTTCACCGTTCAGCAGGTCCAGGATACTTACGAGAAGGCACACACCTTCCTTGCTAAGCTTCCTGAAAAGCTTGATCTTGTGAACACCATTCCGAATGGTCACAAGCTGCTGTCGTCGTACTTTGATGTCAAGACGGTCGAGACTGTCTCGCCTTCTGGCTTGATCAAGTACAACATTACGGCCCTTGCTGAGAAGGCTCAGCCTGCAGATCCTTCGGTTGCCGACAAGACTGCTGAAGAGAAGTGGGACATGATTCACCTTCCTGGTGATAACGAGTTCATGCCCATCGTTGGCGCAATGGCAAATGCTCAGATGTTCGGCAGCTATCTGCTTGCTGACCTGATCATTCTGCCGTCGGTAGTCAAGACTCCATCCGCCCTTCTTGCAGCTTGCATGATGGAAGGTGAGATCTCGCTGGTGGTCGATGCTGCTCAGAGCGGCACTGACTTCCCCGGCGCTTGGCGTGCATGGCACAACATCGACGCTATCATGACGATGATTGCTGTCAGCTGGGTACTCAACGACCGCAATGCGATGCGTGAGAATCCCGATGCTAAGCCTAGCAAGATGACGGCCCTTAAGCCTGTGCGCAAGCGGCTTGGTGTCAGCCTTCTTTCGCTTGTAACTGCACCTGTTGCTGTGCGTTACACGGGAGAAATCTCCGAGATCACGGGCGAGAACATCATTGCTCCTGCCTTGTTCAAGGACGAAGAGGGCAAGATCCCGATGACCGCTAAGATCTGCCAGAGCCTTCGTCAGACGGTTGTCACGGCAGATGGTCGGTCTGTCAAGGTTGAGCATCCCATCATCCGCAGCTTCACACGCTACTGGAAGACGATGACCTCGAACCTCAAGTCGTTCATCGATGAGGGTCACAGCACTCAGACTGCTACTCTCCTGACCTCCAATCTTCAGGCGTTCCTTGAAGAGCACTCGCATGAGCTTGATGAGCTGATCAGCAAGCACTACCGGGATGAGCAGGAGCAATACGAGGGTGAGTTCAATCTCACGACCTTCGGCTCCTTCATGTTCCGTAAGTATCATGCGGTCAATCGCTACAGCCAGGACAATGGTCACATGATGACTGTGCCTGAGGCAATGAAGCATCGTTACGAGGAAATCGACAAGGTTCGCTACATGATGAACGCTGAAGAGCTCAAGACCCTTCGTCGGGTTTACGCTCAGAAGCCCATCCATGCAGCCTTCGCAGCACGTCACGAGGATCTCTGGCCTCTCTTCGAAGAGGTCTACGAGGATAAGGCTGAGTACAAGTACGAAATGTTCGTGCTTTCTGAGCTGATGTCCGCTCTCGGTACGTCTGCGGAAAAGCCTATTACTCTGTCCATGGGCAAGGGTAAGGTCGAGTTCCTTGATGACGAAGAAGGCAACAAGACAAAGATCATCGACTCTGACGCCATCGACGCGCAGGGTGAGCTTACCTCCAGCGGTGGTTACAGCCGCAAGATGTACTTTGCCTCGACCGGTAACTACAAGGGCTACGCAGAAGTTCTCTGCAAGTTCCTTGAGGATGCTGCCGTGAAGAAGACTCAGGATAAGCTTCTTGCTGCCGACGTTCGCGCCGCCTTCCTCATTCGTGAGAGCAAGGATGGCAAGACTGTTGATCCTCAGTCGCTTGTTGGCCTCAACATCCAGCAGCTCCTCAGCGACAACCGCATTCAGCTTGCATACGGTGGACAGCGCGGTAACCCTGACCAGGACCATCGCGCCGCCGCAGTTGCTTACTTGGTCTTCCGCAAGACCAGCGAGACGCGCAAGGCATTCGAGAACAACGGTGCCTTCAAGGGCAAGACTCAGTGGCAGATTGCCGGCATGATGGGCTACCACGGTACTCTCAACAACTTCTTCAGCGGTGCTACCGTTGAGGCAAGCGAAGTGGAGAAGCGTGACGGTCATGGTGCCAACGGCAAGACCTACACTCGTAACTTCGTCTGGCTGACCTTCAAGGGTCAAGAGCCGGTCAAGCCCGAGCCTCCTCCCGAGAAGGAGTTCTTCGATATCTCTGTCTCTGAGAATATCGACTACGACAAGATGCTGGAGAGCGCAGGCATGGCAGACTTCAACTTTGAAGATGCCTTTGGTTCTGAGAATCCAGTCAGCGCTGAAGAGCTGGAGCAGTATGCTAGCGAGTACGACAGTGACGAGGAAGAGTCTGAGACTCAAATCTTCAGTGAAGTACTTGAAGGCACGTACACTGCGGCACAGCCTGTACAACTTGTAATGGTCAACGGCAAGTGGCAGCCTAAGAACATGGCAGATGTCAATTGGGTCCCGGTTGACGCTCCTGCTGTTGAAGCCAAGCCTGCTCCTGCTGTGCCTGTTGTTGCCGTGGAAGCAAAGCCCTACAGGATTGCATTCACTGGTCATCGCCCCGAAAAGATTGGCGGCTATGACGAGAATCATCCTCTGCGTGTTGCTGTAAAGAATGCAATCGCAGATGCATTAAAGCGTGCCATTGCCAAGTACAGTGCAACTCGTGAGATCATCGTCGTTACTGGTGGTGCTCTTGGCGTTGACACTGATGCCGCACGTGAGGCTCACAAGCTTGGCCTCAAGTTCATCGTGGCTCGTCCTTGCAGCGACCATGGTGATTACTTCAAGGGTGACGAAGCTAAGATGCGTTACAAGAAGATGCTTGCTCTTGCTCATCAAGTTGTGCTTGTCAATAAGAAAGGCTACGACCTTGCAGGCAAAGAGAAGTGTCTCCACGCACGGAACTACTGGATGGTTGATAACTGCGAGGCGGTTGTCGCAATCTGGGATGGTTCTCCGAGTGGCACATCCAACTGTGTCAACTACGCCAAGAAGGTCAATCGTCCGATGATTATCATCAACCCGAACGACCTTGCAAAGAAGTAGCAGAACATAACACTGCACGTAAGGAATAGGCAACAATGAAAAAGTCATTTAATGGCCACATCATTGAAACAAACCGCAAACCAAAGCCAACCGGCACTATTAGGGCATGGGACGGGACGTTGGTTGGAGCAGGAGAAGTTGTGATCTGTGTTGATTTACGTATCAACAAAGGTTACTATGTACTTCGCCATGAAATTCAAATCTTCTTTGACATCAAAGATCCTCCTCCAAAATGGGTTACCCAAAAGGAGAATGAGCACAATGCAAAGATGGCTCGCGGTCTTCTGGAAATGCTAGAAGCAAACAGAAAGAAGAACGGCAATAACTAGAGAATAGCCTGCCCATCATGGGTGGGCTATTTTTTTCTTTCATCCAAAAAAGGTCCAATTACTCCGCTGCCGCTCGCTTCGCTCGCGCCGTCCGTTTGTTCCTTAGTTCTTCGCTTGTAGAGCTCGCTTCGCTCGGGGGCTATCGCCCCTTCTTTCTGCGGAGTCCAGATGTCCTGGCTCCCGTTGATCCAACGAGATGGATCGCCAGAGGGCCTAACGGCCCTTGTTTGTGCGGAGAGAGGGATGGTCCTTCTCTCCACACTGGAGCGCACCCATGAGCATGGGCTTTGAGCGTACTCAGGTCGTCGGCAACCTTGGAGCCGACCCTATTCTCCTGACGGGCCAGTCGGGAACTTCCATCTGCGCCATGCGCGTCGCTGTCAACCGCAAGGTCAAGGGCGTCGCTGTCGTGAAGTGGCGGGACGTCGTGTGCTTCGGCGCACTCGCGGAGAACATGGCGAAGATCCTCAAGAAGGGCGACACCGTGTTCGTGGACGGAACCCCCGAAGACGAAGAGTTCCTCCGCAAGGATGGCTCCAAGGGCTTCGCCGTCAAGATCCTCGCCAACGTCGTCGTCAAGACTGGCTCCCCCGCTGGCGCTTCGGCTCCCGCGGCCTCATCCGCTGGTGCAGATGCCGCTGCGGAGGCCCTTGCGGCGCTTCGCGAGACGGCCACTGCGGACGACGGCACCTTCTAGGTCGCAGGTCCAGCTCAACCCCCCTTCGCCCTAACGGGCGTCGGGGGGTTTCGGCTCCTGGGCCAGCTGAGTGAAAATAGGCCCAAATAATTATGGGTCCCACTCCGCTACAGTACAAATCCTGAGGGGCTATCGCCCCTTCTTTCGGTGAGAATTGGTAATGTCTACCAATGCAAAGAGGTATATCATGTTGTTTAGTGCTGCTACGATCTTGACTGATAGTTTCGAAGAGGTTCAGAAGGAGACTCTGAGCCTGGATGACGTGAACCATGAGTCTTATGACCCGTGGGATGCCATCAATGAGCGTCTCGATGAGAAGAAGTACGAGAGCGACGCCAACACTGGCTCTGATTCTCTTATCGAGGCAGTGCATACGGCCCGTCGCTTCTTCGTATAATCCTCAGACCTGAGTAGGTCTCTAAAATGCTCACAAGTTTACGGCGTCACGCAGGTTACATTGCGAATAATAGGGGATGTAAACCCTATTGTTCGTACTGCAAGACGTCATCCTTTGAGAGTTTACTAGTACAATCATAAGTGCGCCTGCCGCTTATGGGAACCTAGTGAGAGTTAGGGTTGTAACCCTGGCTATATAAAAAGGCTGGTTACTAGTTGGAGCCCTGCCGCTAGTAACGAGATAAACATGGGCTTCAAATCCTCTAGAAAAACCATAGGTGAGCCTGCCACTTATTGGGAACCTAGAGGTAGTCAGGGTTGCAAACCTGGTTATAGCGATGGGCTGGCTGTTAGTGGACCCCTGCCACTAATGGAGAAGATGAACATGAGGTGGTTACTAGTAGAGCCCTGCTACTAGTGACGAGATAGACATGGGCTTTGTCGCTAGTGGAGCCCTGCCACTAGTGCCGAGGTAAAGACATGGGTGGTCTGCTGCAGCGGGCCTTTGATCAGTCTGGTGACGCTATGTATGCCGCAGTTGCGGTTCTAGTACATAGTTATAGGTTCGATTCCCATATGATTGAATTACCACCGTCCTAAAGGAGGACAAGATGTATCATGTAAGCCTTGACTTTCACGTCTATCTTCATACAACCCCTAACTTAGCTGCAGCGCGTCGGATCCAAAAGCGCATTCGGAAGTGCGGGTTCTGGTTCAGAAAAGAGCCAGGTTACATGGTGTGCTCCTACAAGAAGTTCCACGGAGCAAGACACTTTGCCGAGTTCTTCCAAGAGGACATTATCATCCAAAATTCGGAGAACTCATGAGGAACCAGTATCCCGGAACCTGCTATCGGTGTGGCAAAACCGTTCCTGCTAAAGAAGGACACTTTGAGCGTCACATCGGAACTTGGAGAGTTCAACACAAAGACTGTGCAATCAAGCACAGAGGCACTACCCACACCCACCAACAGGTGACAAGATGAAAAAACAGATGATCTTTGACTTTGAAGCCGTTATCCTTTTCGCGACCGAGGTCGCCAAGAGGATGAACCATCTCGGGTACGACACCACCTACTCTGTGTCTCTCACGGAGTTCAGCGGCCCCACGATCAGCGCTGCCGTCAGGGGCAACAATGCTGAGGGGGAAGGGTACTACATTGTGGAGCACGGGATGTTCCATGATGCGCACAAGGGGTTCGAGGTCAATTTCACGATTGGCCTCCCCAATCCCGAAAACGGATATGTCTCGGAGTGGGTCAGCGCGAAGATCAATAGGATCCGCCTCCGTGACTCTCTGGAGATCAACGAGACCCTGTACCACATCCCGACAATGGAAGTGTACTCGGAGCGGTTTGGAGGGACGTATGCTTTCTACGCCGCAATCCCCACCTTGACGAAGCACTTTGACTTCACGGTCAAGAACGTCAAGGCTGACATGGACGGCCTCATCAATCTTTTCTGGGGACACAAGAGCCTCCTGACAAAGATTGAGGACGCCGACTGCCCCATCGAGGAGTTCAACAATCTCCTGGTGGAACTGGGCAACTCTGTCTCGTCCTAGTAGTCCAATAGGTCAACAGTCTGCAACCTGCCTGTCGGTAGGCTAACCTATCAGATGTCATGTCTGGTAGCCACAAAGGCTGCATCACTTCCTTATGGTAATAGATGGGTTCGAATCCTGTCAGGAAGACTTTTACCCCCTTATATAGAGGTTTGTCATGGAAAAGCAGTTTGCAATGGAAACGGTTCAGGACATGGATAAGGTGCTTGCTATCCTCAATCCCAAACTTGAGGAGAACAAGGTCAACTACGACTTGCGAGAAGAGAAAGATACGGCTGGATGGCATTACAAAGACCAACAGGAGTATTGGAGAGTCTACAAAGTGGTCGTGGACAACTACTTCAACTGCATGCAGATGTGGGAGTGGGCCACAGGTCACCGTAGATTCCTGGAAACAGGTCTTGGTGAATGGACCTCTAGGGACCTGTCAAAGGTCGGCAAAGAGATCCTGAACAGATACCTCAACAAAGTAGTTGAGGAAACCTGGTGGGATGCCAATGAGGATCGCCTTATGGGAGAATTCGAAAGTTCCCGCCAAGGACTCGGCGATGATGACCGCAACTTTGAGTGGTACATCAATCAACAGTATGAGACTTACCTCCACAAACTGTAACGAGAAAACTAATGAAGCATATCAATCTTAGAGTGTTTGTCGTAAACAAGGGTATTGTTATCAATGAGAAGTATAACAATATTGATACGGCAATGGACCGTGGAGTAGTTCTCGCAAACAACCTTGGTGGTCGTTGGACCATCAGTATCGGTAAGTAGGATATAATGAGCAAGAGCTTCAGATTCGACAAGAAAGAAGTCAAGAGTTATCAGCTCCAGAATATGCATAACGCCAACCATGGCGATAAGCGTAAGCAGAACGAGATCGAGGAAACTCGGAAGTTCGACTGGAGAGAAGAAATTGGGAAAAACGCGTTAGACCCCCAATAAGAGACCAGCCACTCTTCAAATAGGCTGGGGGTGGGCTCCCATAACAGTCCTGCCAGATCTGGTTCACTGGATCATGGGCAACTGTCCTAGTTCAAAAAATAACTAGGTGGTACGTCTAGGTTAACCTGGAACGCAAAGGCCCCTCTCCTCTAGAGATAGAACGGGAGGGGCCCCAACCTTTATAAAACCAGAGGGGGCTATCGCCCCTTCTTTGTTTGGAACCAATTCCAAGGAGGAAAAGTGGCCGACAAAAATACGTTTATCTTTGTGATGCTGCTTCTACTTACAACAAAACTTCTAATGCTTGACTTTAGCAAGATGCTAACAGTATTAGATATGTTTCTGTGGTAGAAGTACGATTCCTATTGTTCCTATTAGGTTTGATGTTTAAGTTAGTCTGGTTGATCAAATTCCTCAATTAGGAGATCCTGTGTATAACCCTGACCCGAATCTGTTCAATGTTGACTATAGAGACGCAGACAACATCAGTTATCTAGTTGCAAGACTTGAACTGACATGGGGTTCTGAGCGTATCAATACACTTATGAAAGCAGCCAGAACTATTCTGGATAACCAAGAGAAGGAGAACCAATGCGAAACATTCTGATGAGTAGTGTGTCTTTTAGTATGAGCCATGCCAATGGAACTGCAAGCATTGTAGTTCCTGTCTGGTATACAATCCTGTATTTCTGTGCCAGCATGTTTTGGCCAGTAGTTGCAGCATGGGCCCTGTGTAGCCGCTAGAGGGGCTATCGCCCCTTTCTTGTGTGAAATTTACTAATATTAGTAACCAATTGTCCGTAGAAAAACGGAAAGGAGATAGATATGCAAGATCTTAATGAGTCTAGAGTCCGTGGTCGTCTTACCAAGAATCCCGAGCTTACGAGCTCCGAATCGTCGCAGTCGCGCGCGGTTCTCAACGTCTGTACCAACTATCGGTACACAAATGCCAAGGGTGAGAAGGTCTCCAAGCCTTCATACCATCGCGTCGTTGTCTTTGGCACCAATGCCGAGAATGCTGCAAAGTATCTCGGTAAAGGTCATCAGGTAGAAATCGATGGTCGCAGTGAAACTCGTGAGTACAAGACCGAAGCAGGTGAGCGTCGGTGGATCACGGAGATCATCGCTGATGTAGTTCGGTACGGTGAGGCCCCTAAGAAGGCAGAGTCGTCAGAGCCTGTCATCGAAACTGTAACGGACATTGATCCGTTCTAACCAACTACTAGGGTAAAACCTAGGCTGCGTGCCCGTAGCACAGTTGGATAGTTGCAACGGCCTTCTAAGCCGTAGGTCACTGGTTCAAGTCCAGTCGGGCACACTGTTAAAAACATTAACGCTCTATTTCAGAGCCAACAAAAAGAGGTGTGAGAATGAAGATTCCGTTTACGTGTAGTGGGACAATCAAGATCGGCAACACCGCTGGACCTGTCACGGCTCGAGTTACTACTGAGCGTGGAAGTTTTGTGGTTACCCGATGCAAGATCATGAATGGATCCGAAGCAGGTGCAGACGCAGAGGTCTGGGCCCCAGGAGAGATTGGTGCCGATGGCTTTAGCCTGAGCTTCCAGAATCTTCCTGTATTTCTCAAGCGCCACAACAAGGGTGCTGACGGCAAGCCAATTCATCCTGGTTACCGCTCAATTCAGATTCACGCGCCCAATGCGGGTGCCTTTCGTCGTGTGGAGGGTTAATCATGGCTGATCTTGGTGGAGAACAAGCAGTAACACTTGGTGCTAAGGCTGCAAGTGCAGGTATGGCTGGAGCCCTCTGGGGTCTCTTCGCTACTGCATTCCTTTTGATTCCTGCCCTTATCGGCGGCATCCTGTTCCCCTTCGCAAAGAAGGCACAGGCTTCGCTGAACAATAAGGTTGATCAGGTCAACTCAAAAGCAAAGCAAGAGCCAAACAAGATGTCTAAGTCTCAGCGAGAGTACCAGCGCAAGTTGGATGCTATCAATGCAGAACGAGAAGAGATGGAGCTTCAGGCAAGGCTAGAGGCACTTAGCCAGAAGAAGCGCAAGGCAAAGGGCAATAGCTCCAGGACCAGCGCTACCGTCTAATCTTCGTGGGGGCCAACACCTGAGAGACTTTAGGGTCTCAAGGGTGTTGAGCTCCTGCGGGATTCCTGCAACACGGATACTGACAAAAAAGAGGCCGGAGATTACTTTGGCAGGTTTTGCCCTATAGGGGTATATAACGAGTAAAAAGAGTTTAAACTTAAAAGGGTCAAAAGAGGCCGGAGTTACCCGCGAGCCTATATAGGGATATATAAAAGATATATACTTATTGGAGAAGCGGGGTAGGTATTATGCAGTGTTTGCAGGGTATCATGCAGGTACGATGCAGAGTATGACATGCCTTTTGATTTTTTTAAGTCTTCTCTCTCCTATTAAGATCTTCTCTTTAATCATGTAGAGGTTTACTAGATGTATGACTTTAATGCGTTTGTTGAGGATAAGCACTACTTGTGGACTAATATGATTGAGCGTCTTGATATCAAGATAAGGAATATGCCGCGGCACTACAGTAGAAAAAGTAAGAGTGGGGCTTTTAAGACAAGTAGTAAGTGGCACTATATTAAGCCTATGATGTCTCGGCACAAGACTATTATTAACTTGGTTGCCGGCCTTGCTTACTGGCATAAGGATATGCAAGATAAGCTTGATGCTGCTATCAGTACTATCTCTGCTTGTCATCAGACTACTGAGATGATTGATGGTAACAGAACATGGTCTGGCCAGTCTAATGATCTTGTTGATCTTACTTGGGCTCTTAAGGATCTTTATAATGCCCGTACCCCTTGGGAAAAGTTTACTGTAAAGCAGGCTTTTAATGTTGGATACTCGTCTTTGAAGTATACTGATAGGCGGGCGGTTCTTAATAAGATTCCTCAGTCTATTAGAACTTTGAAGGCTTGGCATTCTCTTAAAGTCTGGCCTGTTGGGTCTGATAATTCTAAGGATATTTTGTCCTTGATTCAGAACCATCCTATTAATGCAGAATTTGTTCAAGCTTACAAGTACCGTACCTTTAGTAATCGGCGGCTTAGTTGGTTCCATTCTGGTCTTGCTGCAGAGTATATCCAGTTGATTCCTATTAATCGGACTGAGAGTATGAGTGGCGATACTATTCCTAAGTTGATTGCTGATATTGATAAGAATCAAGCTACTCTTTATACAAAGATGAGCAAAGTTAACGATGTTAAGATTCTTGATGGCTGGGTAAAGGCTATGAAGGATCTTCATCCTGTTAATGTTGGTACTGGTCTCCCAGAGGCTGTAGACAAGTTTATCAAGGATGGTTATCGTATGGGCCTTCCTGGTCTTCGAGCTAGAGATGAGCGTCTTAGTGCTATTGATTACGAGAATATGAGTATTCTTGAAATGATCAATGCAAGTGTTAATAATCATAGAATTGCGGCGGAACAGAATCGTCTTGCACTGCTTAAGTATGATGTTAATGTTCCTGACCGTGATATGCCTACTCTTACTTTGCCGGAACATCTTGAGACGATCCGGATCAAGACCTCTAATGAGATGAGAATTGCGGGCCAAGAATGTGCACACTGTATTGGTAGCTACTATGATGATAGAAGCCATATGTTTTTCCGTAAGGGAAATCTCTGTGCTATGGTCAGCATGACTAATGGTCAAATTGTTCAGTGCTTTGACCGGAACAATAAGAAAACTCCAGCTAGTAAGAGCTTCTTTTCTTATCTCAACGCTGAGATTAAGAAGGCTAAGTTGGAATATCCTGCTCCTGCCCCAAAGAAAGTTAAATTTGCTATTCCTGCATATGGTTACGAAATGATTGATGCACCCTACTAAATAGGAGAACTAAATGTCCTACATTGGAGCTACTGTTACTGGTAATAAGAATATTCGTGAGTATCTTAAGAGTGAACGCGCCGAATTGAACTTTGATGAAATTGCACTTCAGAAAGCTGAAACATTTCATCTAGTTCATAGTTCTTTTAGTGATCCTGGAGATGATTGGAGCGCTTGGCGTCTTTATGATAAAGATCATTACGAAATTGCAAGCGTAACTCGTGCTGGATACTAAATGGAAATTGAAGCACCTTTCATCTTCTTTATAATCGTTGCTTTTATTTTAATTTGTTTGCCAATTTAGGCTAAAAAGAAAGAAAACCTTAGGTTTTATGCTAATTTTAAGTATTTTTATTTTGCCCTTAAGTGGTGAAATAGAGATCTTAAAATACCGCGTAGAACCTAGGGTTTTTTAATTCTGAAAAATACATCAAAAGTATAAGATACTGTAAAGTCTAGTATAATTACACTATGATTTAGGGGTAGACATAACTATCTAGTTCCCTCTATACAGGTGGTGAAAATGTTCTAACAATACTATTTATTTATAGAGGATTCTCCGATGTCAAACTCAACCGATTGCCCTAATTCTTTACTTGACTCCATCAACACTAAGCTTGATGATTTAAAGAAAAGTCATGAGAAACATGATAAAGCAATCGATGATCTAAAGACAATAGTCCTTGGATCTTATGACGGAAATCCTGGAATAAATATGCGTCTCAGGGACGTAGAAAAAGACTTAGATTCGCTTGCTGACCTTCAGCGTCAACAGATAGAAGCGATTAATAAGACTATAGAACTAAATAGAAGTGAGAATGAAAAATTACTTACTCGATTTACTATTGATCAGAATGACCGTATAGCTAAAGAGATCGAACGAGTAAAAGCGGATATTCGCACAGAGAAAGAGAAAAAAGACTCAGAAAATCGCGAATGGCTAAATAGAACTATAGTTAGAACAATAATTGGTTTACTTTTTGGTGGATTGATTCTTGGTTTTGCAAGTTTATTTAAAAATGAAGTAGCAAAAGCTGTTCAACAACAAATACAAGATAGAGACACAGGATCCTATTATAAAGATCAAGAGTACATAGAAGACTCTCGAATTTATAAGAAGATCTTTTTATTAATTTAAGGTACTTTTTGATTATTTCTTATTATTAGTTATTATTTGTAATTAATAATAAGGAGATAATATATGTACGTGTATGCTAACACTAGGAACAAGACCTGTGAGGTTGTTGAGTCTAGCGATATTCTTGATGCTATTGCAATTTCAAAAGGCAATGGAATTATCTATCTAACTGATGACAGTGAAGAAGGTGAAGATACTTCTGATCTTTCAGAACAAGAAGTTAGAGAACGTATGGATAATTTAATTGCTTGGAAAGATGGAGTTCTTACTAAGCTTGGGAAAACATTAATTATTGATTCTAATTTTAGAAATTATATTGATTAAGGAAAACTATGACTGGTCTTGATAGAGTTAAACAAAAGATTCAAGAGATTATTCTTATTTCTAAGATGAATTCAACGAATTCTCTTGATAAGTTTAAAGAGGTAAAGCCTCAAGAACCTGAGAAGTAATGTCTCAATGGCATAACGTAACAGAGATGAATCATTGTGTTGTCTATACTTTTATGAAAGATGGGATTAAACAGTATATACTTTTTGGTCCCGATTTATCTAAGTTTAAACAGTTTAATGATGGTCAAGAACTTGCTGATTACGCAACAACTCATAATCTAATTTTGCAGTTTAAATAATATTTTTACCTATTAAGTAACACTTAATAAGAGGTGACAATATGGGACTTGATATGTATCTTAGGATTGAAAATCTTGACAATCCTGAAGCAAACGATGATGAGATTGCAACTTGGCGCAAACATGGCGATCTTAATGCTTGGTTCGAAAGGCTATGGCTTACTAAGTATATGCCAGAAGAAACTACTCGTACAATTAAGTTTGGCGACGACTATTTTGACATTAGTGCATTTAATGTTGAAAAAGTTTATTTAGATCTAGAGGATCTGCAAGAACTTTTTGATGATTTGATTGCCCAAAGTTTACCAGTTGCTACTGGGCCTTTTCATACTGCTAATGCATCTAATCTAGATAGACTTGCATATGATCTTGAAGCCGTTTCTAAGGCTTGTGTAGAAGTTATTCTTGGAAAGAAAGTTTACTATATCTGTTGGTGGTAACATGGGAAGAATGAAAGACCTTGCTATTGATGAGCTTAATAGACTGGCTGACGAGTCATCTCAGTCTTCTGCTGAATACTTGGAAGATGAAGAGTCTTGGTATGTTGAAGACGATTATCTTTTTACAGAACAGGATGACTAATGAAACAAGAACTACAAGACGAACTTTATAAGAAATATCCTGATATCTTTTGCCAGCGGCATCTTCCAATGAGCCAGACATGTATGTGCTGGGGCATTGATACTGGTGATGGTTGGTATCAGTTGATTGATGATCTTTGTGCAAAGATTAAGGCTCATGTTGATGAGACTAAGCTTACGTATCCTAAGTACACTATTGAGGCTGTTCAGGTTAAAGAAAAGTTTGGAAGTTTGTGCTTTTATCTAGACTATAGTCAACCTACTGTTGATAAGTTTATCTCAGAAGCAAGAGCTCTTAGCGCTAAGACTTGTGACGTCTGTGGTGAGCCTGGACACTGCGGTTCCTACAAAGGATGGTGGATGACCATGTGCAAGACTCACAGTGATGAGCATATTGCACGTACTGGGAATAAGCTTGTAGAGCTTGACTATGAGGAAGATGAAGAGCAAGACGAGCCAGATGTTGAGTAATGTTTTACTCTGTTTATTTATGATTGGATTATTTACGTACACAGCAATACTACTTTATAGGAATTTAGATGACTGATTATGAAGATGATGTGGATTACAGCTTTACTTGGAACCATAGAGTTTTGAAGACTACCAGTGAGATCGAAGGGTCTGTTTATGAGGACTTTCGCATCGTAGAAGTCCAATATAGAAATAGATTAGTTTCTACTTACTGTGAGCCTTTTACAAGCGCTGAATCTCTTGATGAACTTGAAAAAGTACTTAATCAAATGAGAGATGCTCTTAGCAAGCCTATTCTTGTTCTAGAAGATTTTGCCGATCTAGATCTAGATGCAGAAGAGGAAGATGACAATGCCTGATGAATATGATCTAGAATTTAAGATTACTCAGCTTGAAAGACAAGTTGAAGATCTTATTACAAAGGTTGAAGACATCCGTGAAGATATTCAACATCTATTGAGTATGCAAAGAGAGGATAACTAATGGATAGTTTTTATACAGACATTGATATTGGTTCTACAATGGGTCAATTTTCCTTGCTTATGAGCAGGGGTGCTGGTTTCTATCCTGATATTGAAACTGGTTGGTCTATTGCAAAAATGCTAGATTCTAGATTTTTAGCTAAGGGCTACAATCTAGATGATTGCGATGTTTACACTGTTTACGCTGAGATTATAACAATTCTAAACGAGGCAGCTCAGGCCTCAAATTTTGACAAAGGAGAATAATTATGAGTGATGTTGATGGTACTGATCTTTCAAAGATTTCTAGTGATAGTATGAAGGTTATCGCCGAGGCTGCGATTGCTGCCGCTGCTCCTAGAGCTGGCTGGTTCCTGTCTCGTGTAGCTGCTGCAGTTCTTGCATTGGTCCTTCCCCTTCTGGGTGGCGTTGTCGGTTTTATGACTGGCCGTGCTACTACTGCTCCTGCTGCCGTTGAGGCTCCAGCTGGTTCAGGTGTTGGCTCTGGATCGGGCAGTGCAGCTACCCCTGAGGTTCGGACTGTTCCTTACGATGCTAAGAGTGTGGCCGCAGAGGCTGTTGTTGGTCCTCTTAGTGGTACCGGTGAGGTTTCTCATCCTGCTCATCCTGCTGATGCAGCTACTGCTGCTGAGGCTGACGCTAAGTAGAACTTGGTATGATTCCTGTGTCTAAGTAGGAATTATTACTAAGGAAGCATCATGACTGAAGGTTACATTACATATACAGACGGTTGGAAATATCAATTGGCGGAAGATTACACTTGTAAAATAAATGTAATTCCTCCTTTGAATGTCAAGACTGAATATATAGAACTTCTTGGTGATGGCACATTGACGATTCGTCATGGCTATGCATGGGATGGACCTTCAGGTCCAACTATTGATACTAAGAATTTTATGCGTGGATCTTTAGTTCATGATGTTCTCTATCAGCTTATCAGAGAAAAGCACCTTCCCCTTTCTTACAGAGAGAAAGCAGACCGTCTTCTTCAAGAAATGTGCAAAGAAGATGGTATGTGGGCAATTAGAGCTTGGTATGTTTATCAAGGTGTTTCTAATTGGGGAGAAGAAGCTGGGATTAAACATGGCAAACATAAAGTTAGTTATGCACCAAAGAAAATAGCTAAGAAAACTTTAGAATAGCAATATTCAAATATAAGTAATAAAGAAGTTCCAAGTAGAAATGCTTGGGACTTTTTGTTTATCTGTATTTGTTTACAATGTATTCTTTGATATTTGATTTTTAATTATTCATATTAGGATATTTATATGAATTACGATAATATTTTAGAATCACTAGAGTCATCTTCACAAGAAGCAGACTTCAACCTTATTTGGAATGCTCAGGCTGTTAATGTAAAGACTGGCAATGTTCCTACTCTATATATTGGCTATACTAAGCAAGAAGCATGGGAGAGTTGCAATGGATGTAAGCTCAGAGGTAACGGCTGTTATGCGTGGAGTGGTAGCGTCAATATTGGATCTAGTTCAACTAGGCGTGCCTATGCAAGAGGCGCTGATAAGACCTTATCTTACGCTTTGCAGAATAGACACAAGACCGCTAGAATGGTTCGTGTATCCGCCATTGGAGACATTGGAAGATGCTCAGCAACGCAAGCATCTGAGATCAAAGAAACTATTGGCAAAACAAAGCTTGAACTAGTAGGGTATACCCATCACTGGAGAGAAGAAAAAGTAGCTAAGAATTGGCGCGGTTCTCTTATGGCAAGTTGCGAAAAGATTAATGACGCAGATCTTGCTGTTGCCCAGGGATGGAGAGCTACAACGATTGTAGGTGAAGATAGTCCTCATGCATTTACTAGTCCAGCTGGTAATAAAGTAGTTGTCTGTCCAGCGCAAACCAAAAGCAGTATTACTTGTAATCAGTGTAGGCTTTGTAATGGTAGCAAGAAAGCTGCACCTATTATTGCATTTATTGCACATGGTAATCAAATGGAAAAAGCTTTAGCTTAAGGAGTTAATAATGACTGGTCCTTCGATTAATTCAGATCTTATTTTTCAAGTCTACAGACTTCAACAAATTGATCAGATTAGCAAGAGCGAATTGTATGACATGATTCTTCATGACTTGAATGGCCAGCTTCCTGGGCATCTATTGTCAACAATGTGGTATTTGTCTAATCAAATGGCAGAAGCAGTCAATGATACTTCTTGTCTTTGCATTCTAAATGCGTTTGTCTCGCTACTTAAAGCTATTCATCAGTTTAAAGTTGAGTATGCTATTGATGGAACAGAAAATTAAGATTAATGAAATGTTTAATATTTTGTGCTCCAGGCAAATACACAATTAAATCTACAAAACCTTGGTCTAGACGTTTGTCTGAGATGGGGTTTATAGTAGATAGAAAATTGTATGTAATAGCTAATAATAGTCTTGGTATTCGAATTCGTATTGATAATGCAGTATATCTAATTAATCGGATGACTGCAGTTTTAATTTACGTTGAACTAATAGAGGAATAATGGCACATTCGATGTATCTCTCAGGAGTGCTTGGCACTTATAATGTTGAGAATCCAGATTATATGTATATTAAGATTGTAAGTTCTGAGCCAAATAAAAGCTTTACAACGTTTATGGTTCGAATTCAAAAGGGTTCCCTTAGTGACAAACTTAAGGGTGTTCCTGCTGGAAGCGTTATTGGTCTTCACAATTGCAGGCTTGGGGAACCATATGTAACTAAGCCCTTTGTTCCAAAGGGACAAACAGAGGCAATTCGAGTTACATACAATCATATTGTGCATGTAGAAGACATTATTTGTCCGAATATGCAGGGAAAGACTACCAAACAGCAGTCTTTTACCAGTCAACAAATGGATGACCTTGTTGACTCTCTAGGATAGACTTTTTGATTTTTTTAATTTGTATTTTATAATTGGTTTTTAAACAAGGAGAATAAAATGGAAGTAAATACTCGCCGTCCCCAGATTATCATTTATGATGCGCCCACTGTGGGCTGCTACACTGTGCATCTGCCCAATACTGATCGTTCCATGACAGTCAGTGGTAAGCATTTTGCTATTGTTCTCAGAGAGCTTTGTTCGCTATTCCCAGAATATCACTTTGTTTATGAGAAAGATCCGTCTTTGATCTATGACGCAAAGGCTGATCGTCTTCTTGACTTTCGTGATGCTAGTAAACATGCGTTGATTAGCAATGGTATTGCATTGCTAGAGGCTGCTTGCTACGAAGCCCGTAGAGAGCTTACCTTGGCTGAAGATGAGAAGCGTACACCTCAGTACACTGAGCTTACAGGAAAGATTATTTCTGCGTTTATGACAGCTGACAAGTATTTTTGGACCCTTGAAGGAGTTCGTCGAGATAAGCCTAAGATTGATCTTAATAAGCCTGCTGTGCGTCCGCCTGTGTGGACTAAGCAATCTTCAGATTATGACGGTGATAATACCAATGAAATGCGCAATAAGGATGTCTGTTGTAAGCAGCAGGATCCATGTTGCAAGGGAAAACCTAAGGGTTGGGTAAAAACTAACCTACCTTTTGGTGTAGGTTATGGGTTTGATGGCGATATTAATGATATTGAAAAGTTGACTAAGGAACTTGAGGCAATCTTTAAGGGATTTCGCCGATAAGTTAAATATAAAATAAGGTAAAAATGCAGCAATATACTAAGCCGTTTCGGCTATTGATGAACGACAATCCTTTCTTTGGATTGTATTTATTGGGTGTCAATAAGTATGAGGTCGATCATTCGATTCCTATCGCGGCAGTTGCGATGGAGGGATACAACTTTAAGTTGTTGCTTAGAAAGGGGAGATATCTTGATATGCCCCCTGAGCATCAGGTTGGCGTACTAAAGCATGAGATTCTTCATATCTCGCTTGGCCACTTGAGTCCTTACTATCGTAACCGTTGTCCAGATCATAAGATCTTTAATATTGCTGCTGATCTTGAGATCAATCAGTACATTGAAAGATCAGAACTCCCAGAAGGCTGTATCCAGATGGATACCTTCCCAGATTACGACTTGCCTGAAAAGGCGGGTACTGTCTTCTACTATGATTTTCTAAAGCAGAAGATTGAAGATCTAAAGGGAGAGTATCCTGATGAGTTCTACGGCGATCCTTGTCCTGGTAATGGGCCAGACCAAGGGCCTAAGAATCCTGGTGATAGTCCTGATGGCGGTCAGGATGAGCAAGAAGGATCTTCTCCTGCTCCATCAGGAGATAAAGATAGTGACTCCGAAAGTCAGCCTGGGAAAGGTCCTTCAAAGGCAGATCAGAATCTAATGGATATGTATGGCCAGGGCGATCCTAGTCATAGTCAGTGGGACAAGCCAGACCTTGAGCCTGGTGAAGATTCTACGGGCTACTGGGAAGCGGTTGATGAGATCCGTCGTCAGCAGGTTCGTAGAGCTTACCATGAGACTATTCGTCAGTCTGGATCTACTGCTCGCGGCTATATCCCTGGTAATCTACTTTCAGAGATTGATCGTCTTCTTGAAAAGAAGGATCCAGTTACTAACTGGAAAGCTTACTTCAGAAGATTCATTGCTGCGAGTACTAGTGTAATTGTAAAGAAGACTAAGCGTAAGGAATCGATTCGCTTTGTCGGTCAGCCTGGTCTAAAGTTCAATCCTAAGCATAAGTTGCTTATTGCGATTGACACTAGCGGTAGCGTTAGCGATCAGGAGTTGGCAAACTTTATGGCAGAGCTAGAGTTTATCTCTAAGAGTGGCGCAAAGATGACTCTTCTTCATTGCGATGCTGCAATTGCAAAGGTTGAAGAATACTCTAAGAAGAACACTGTTACGGTTTATGGCCGTGGTGGCACTGACTTTGATCCTCCTGTTGAGTATATGAATAAGAATAAGAGCAAGTATACTTGTCTTGTTTATTTTAGTGATGGAGCATGTACTCCTCCGTCTATTAAGACAACTAAGCCCATTCTTTGGGTTATGACTCGCGGTGAACGTGAGCAATACAAAGAACAAAAATTTCCTGGCGATGTTGTTATTATGAAGGAAGTTCTTTAGAACTTTTTGATTATTAATTAAAGTAAAACAGATTAAAGTATTCTTTACTATTTATCCTAATACCTTATAACCAAGGATAAATAAATGTCTCAAATTAAGATCGATGATAGTCTCATTCTCAACTCTCGTGAAATTGTTACGTTTCTCGAGCACGTAATTCGCACCAATAGGGGTCTTCAGGACCGTGGCATGATGCCTACGGCTGTTAACATCGAGGGCCACGCTGGTCTCGGTAAGACTTCTACTGTTCTTCAGGTTGCTCAGCGCAATGATCTTCACATGGTCAAGATCAATCTTGCGCAGTGCGAGGAGCTTGGCGATATCGTAGGCTTTCCTGTGAAGGAATATAAGCTTGAAGATGGCACTTGGATTACTAGTGATCATCTAAATGTCGTTAGCACTGACCGTCTTGACGCCAATAACTTGACTGGTGAAGTCCGCATGGGCTATGCCGTTCCTGCTTGGATTCAGGGTCGTACTGACAAGGGCGGCATCCTTCTCTTGGATGACTACACTCGCGCAGACCCCCGTTACATGCAGGCTGTTATGGAGCTGATTGACCGTCAGGAATACATTAGCTTCAAGCTTCCCAAGGGCTGGACGATTATCCTAACTAGCAATCCTGCTAATGATAATTACATGGTTCAGGAGATTGACAATGCCATGAAGACTCGTTTTATTACGATTCAGTATGGCTTTGATGCAGAGACTTGGGCTACCTGGGCAGAGCAGAATGCGCTAGACCAGCGTTGTATCAACTTTGTTCTTAAGCATCCTGAGATTATGTCTCCTGAGAAGATTAATCCGCGTTCAATCGTGCATTTCTTTAATCAGATTAGCGACTTCAAGGACTTCAAGAAGCAGCTTAAGTTCATTCGACTTGTCGGTGATGCCAGCTGTGGTCCTGAGACTACCAGCCTCTTTATCAACTTCATTAACGATGAGCTAGATAAGCTTCCTGATATTCGTGCAGCCTATGATCACAAGGACGTTGATTTCCTTGGCAATCAGATCCGCAGCGCTACGAATACTGACGGTACCTATAAGGCCGCTATCGCAAGCATTCTTGCAACTCGTCTTGTAATTTTCCTTAATCAGCTTCACTCTAAGAAGCCTGTTGATAAGGGAACCAAGGATCGACTTACGCATATTGTGAAGGAGAAGATCTTTATGGAAGATCTGACCCGTCATATTTGTCAGTCTCTTATTGCGAATAATGATAAGTTCGCAAGTCTTGCAATGCAGCAAGAGTTTTCTAGCTACGTCCTTGGGGCGTAAGGGTAAGGATAACAATGATTGGGAGAAAGTCTAATTTAAAGTCTATTGTTCTCGATATTGTTGCAACTAAACCAAATGATTCTAGTACTTATTTTCTTAATAATATTAAGTATAATCTAGATAACATTTTGGTGTCCGAGTGGGATACAGCTTGTTGTATTCCCAACCAGGGCACCCGGCATCATTATAGTGGTCGTACCAGATTGCCTATTCCTTTTTACAACGAAGGCTCATCTTGTGATCTTGTTGTTACTCAGGAAGAAGCAGTGCGTCGTCTTGGAATGCAGTATGTTGATATCTCAACCAAGCCAATTCCTAATGACTCTACAATTGCTTTTGGCTCTGGCTATTACTCCAATGACGAGCAAAAGGCTTTTGCCTTAAAGTATGATTGTAGCGTTGCAAAGGCCCCTAGCAAGACACAGTATTATGTTTTGTCTAACGATGAAGAGCGTTCTCTTAATCATATTGTAAAGTACCCTCAGGGTATGATGAAGGCTGCTCCTATTAAGGCAGTTATTGCAACACCACATGCTATTAAGAATGCTCTTGAGCGGCATTTTCTAGACAATCAATCAGCAATCAAGGATAACATTGTTAAGCTACTTGTTGGTACTCGTTCAATGGATTCTAGCGGTGCTACTAGCCGCGGCAATTATCAACATAGTCCTTACGAAGCAATACTTGAAACTATTAAGTATGGCTATCTTGGCCCTGTTTATAGCAGTCCTTACTCTGATTTGAAGATAGAGGAAATTCCAGGCAGAGGCCGTGTACTGAGCTCTCCTC